GACCTTGAATTCCTCCCTGGCCGGGAATGAGTCCTAGTCCCCAGCCATCGACTCCGCCGTCACCACCGCTGGCGGGAGTACCTGGCTGGATCCAACCTCCACCCCCAGCGCCCTGCCCCGTTATTGTACTGGACCCTCCATTTTGGCCATTGCCGAATCGATGCCCACTTGCACCGCCGCCGCTAGCGTCGGCGCCAGGGTTATTCACACCGCCAAGGCCTCCTGAGGAACTGACGATCCCACCGGAACCAACCCCACCGCTGCTGCCTCCTCCGGTGGCGCTGATGAGACCGCCAAAGGAGGAAGTTCCGCCGGCCGCGAGGGGGGCTAGTCTTCCGGATGCTCCGACGGTGTAGGCGAAAACGTCTCCGGCTTGAACAGAGAGTATGATTTCTTCATAGCCTCCGCCGTTGCCGCCAGCGCCAGCGCCAGCGCCAATGCCGGAGACCGTTGTTCCGCCACCACCGACAACGAAAGCACGTATTGTATGTACGCCCGTAGGAACGGTGAAGTTGCGGGTTCCGGGGTTGGAATCAAACAGCAGGATCGATGCCTTCATGGCACCATTTCCCTGGAGGGTTGCTAATCCTGCTGGTGCAAGGGGTACTTGCTGAATGAAGCTTTTCCCTGTTGGGTAAGGGAACCCGAACATTCCGCGTTGCATATTAGTAGCTCCCGCCTTCGACTTGAACGATGACGCCTGTTTGCGTGATGCTCAAGCCGGCAACCAAAGCCCATCCTGCTGGGAGTGCGATCGGAAATAGATTCGGATTGTCCACCGCTTCCAATGTTTGTCCGGGAAGGGCCTGCCCCGTGGAAGCGGTTTGTATTGGCAATTGCACTTCATTATACAGGAAGTAGCCCGATGTTGCGGTATTGTACCGCCAGAGCAGCACGCTTCCGGATACCGTGGTGGCGACCGGTTGGATGACGATTCGTTCGATCTCGGCGCCGATCGATCCGGATGGAGAGAACACGGTAGCCGTATTCGAGCCGGGAGCCGCACGCGTCCCAGTGATCGCCGTAGTCAATAAGGCGCCGCTGACAGTTGGCGTGCTGGCGAAATTCGGGGTTGCTGCCATGATATCTCCTAGAGAAGTAGCCCTTGCATATAAAGAGAAGTATTCCCGGTCGCATTTATGGTTGCCGGTGAGATGCCGCTGTCACCAACGGTGCCGTTCGCATCGAGGAATTCGGCAAAATTGCCAGTATTAATACTTCCCGAGCCACTGGCCATTGCCACGGTACCTGTCAATGCTGACTGCGTCGGTCCCTGTTTGACCGTTCCGCTGACATCCGCGAAAACGGCGACATAATTCGGAGTGATACTCCCTGATCCACTGGCCATCGCCACAACGCCGGTCCGCGCCGATTGCGCTGGTCCGTTGGTAACATTGCCGTGGGTGTCACTGAATTGGGCGAGATTGCCAACGATCGTGCTGCCTGAGCAAGTGACCGACTGGTTCGGTGATGCCGCGGTGATCTGCCACAAGCCGAGAACACCTTGGACAGTGACGAGTGCGCCTTGCTGAATGGATAAACTGGAAATACCCGAGGAGTAATTTCCCGGAGTTCCATAGATCAGATCGCTGCCGCTCGCCACTAATGACAACGCGCCGGATGTTGGATTCACGGTGAAGCTGACGCCATTCGCCGAGGCGACGGCCGGCAATGTCGCGGTACCGGAGGCGCTGAACTGAATGGTCTTTCCGCCATGCGTCAGGACAGATAGGATAAGCGACCCCGAAGCTTGAACCGTTTGCGTTGCCCGTGTCGTGGATGCCCGCTGCTGATACGTCGTATTGATGGCGGTCAGGGTGCTTGCACCCGATGCGATGGTATAGCGTCCGATTTCGAAGGTCGTTTGATTGTCCGGCGCCGTTGTCGATGCCGTCATCGCCAGGCTATCGACGTTGAGCGCGTAGGCGGTATAGGGAACGAATTGGGGGTTGTAGTCCGGATGCCCGGGCGGCGGTCCCGGAACGGTGTACGGATTCTCCTGAATCATTGCATACGAGGCCAGGAGATAAGCGGTTACCGCGGCACCGGACGAAGGCACCGTACCTGAGAAATTGACAGTATATGTCGAAGATGTGGCTCCGCTGACCGTACCGCTCGCGGCGGCTAATACGCCACTGCCGAATAGAACCTGGAACGGCAGGGGAGCCTGGACTGTCGCAATAAGGCCGCTGGTCGTGATGCCCACCGATTCCGGATGAATAAGTCCAGGCTTCAATGCGCCGGACGCCGTCTGCGCGAATGATCCGCTGACGGCTCCAGCCGCGGCATTCAATGTCGCGGCATTCAAATATTCGTACTGGGCGAAGTTCGCGGTTTGCATGGCGTCCCGGCGCGTGTGTGTTCATGCAAGATTAGCAGGTGCGTGGGGCGGGCGAGATACCTACGGGTTGAGTGTTGGATCGACCAGAAGCAGCGTCGGGAGTAATGGCGATGCTGAAGGAGTTGCCGCCGCAAGCGTAGGATAAACCTGGATAACTCCATTGCTCAAATAAGCTCCGGTAACGCGCGGGGCATCAAGAAAATTGATCGTATCCAGGTAAGGTCCAGCTCCCATGATATAAGTCGTAAATGGAACGCCGGCAGGACGAACACGGCTAAGCCCATTGAGCACTGTATTAATTTGAGCAAGATTAGTTTGCGATGTGAACGTAATCGTGTAGCCAAGGGTTCCTGGCGTATCAGCGACAATCGTATTCAGTCCATAAACCAAAAGGATGTATGTTTGTATCACACTTGGACTACCGGCCCCGCTCGTTAGACCAAATTCGATTTGCGCGGAATATGTTTCATCCGCTTCATTTGATCCACGGGGGAAACCAAACAACAACCCCCAGAAATCCAGCCATCCATACGCGGCACCGGAGAAAGACATCGCGGCATCAATGCCGTCCGCACCAACTGCGCCAAGCGACAAAGCGGCGGTAAGGGCATCGAGCCATTGGGTAAACGGTGCCGCCTGCCGCACAAATGTGCTAGGAAGATCAGTGACCTGTTCTGATACTTGTTGCCAATCCATCGGTGTTAATCCAATGAGAAGGTAAGGCCGCCAAGAACGACGCGCCCACTGACCGGAGGCGAAATGCCATTAACCGCCGTCACCATTCCCGAAGTGGCGTAGAGCGATACCGAGAGAGAATCCATCAGGCCAAGAACAGAGTTGCCGACTGCCGTAGTGAGGAGTCCGGCCGATCCCGAGGCGCCAAAAGGCAAGGTGAAATAGCCCGATACCGCCGCTGCCATAAGACCGCTGACCGTGGCGTCGGTGGATAGACTGGAAACCATGCCGGATATACCGACATAGGCATAGGTTGGTATTACGCCAGATATCGTGTAGGGAACACCGGCGTCACGATATTGTTTTCCGGTTCCGCTTATCCCGCCATTCAGAAATGTGGTGACGGCGGCGATCAAACTGGCCGATGCGGACCCCGTGCCATTGTCAATGATCAATGTCCAACTGGCGGTGCCTGATCCGGCACCCGATCCCGCGAAGGCGAATGGTTCATAGCATGTCGCGAAGCGGACGACTTCCCCTGTTCCCGAAGACGTGACCCCGATTGCCGCGTTGGCGATAGCGTAGGGTGATGCGGCGGGAATGGCACCGACCGTTGAATAGAATCGCGCCAGCGTCTGGCTGAATTGTTCCGCAGGCGCGCCACCTGAGAATACGTTCGGATTGGTCACGAACAGGGGGTAAAGAAGCCCGGTGACGATCTGCGTAATGCCACTCGCCGGTACATTCCCGGTTGTTCCACCGACGGCCGCCAAAGCCGGAACGAGAACGGTTGCCGCGCCACTTGCCAATGTACCGGAAGCGGTCGTCGAAAATTGAATTCCCCCAGGCGTTTGGATAATGGTTCCGGAAGGAATGAAAACATTCTGCGTAGCCGCCGGTGGGGAGGCCAGGGTGCTTGTCATGAATTGCGCGAGACCGGATGCGGGCATGACGGGGTAGGGAGAAATGCCGAGCAGCCCCATTGCGCCATAAATCAGGGCTTGCGCTGCCGCGGCCTGCGTCCAGGCGCCTTGCATCTCGACAACGGAGCCGATGCTCTCGGCAATTGTCCTGATCTGCGATCCACTGTTGTAATCCGTAAGGACCCCGGACAGAGCGGCCATCGAGGCAAGAAGTTGAGAAGCGACATCCTGCGTTGATGGCGGCGCGGCGACGGTCGGTTCGAGCGTGGTCATGTTCCTATTACCTCATTGACGCTGGCATTCTGTTGCCCGTTGCCGATCGGTTGAACATTGGCGGTGAATTGTATACTTGTTCCGGAAAGAAGGTTAGCTATGGCGGAGGGCACAGAACGAACGCGCGGATCGGATAGCAATGCACTCTTGCCGAATGCATTGATCTGCGCGGCGGAAGAAGCATCCGAGATGGCGCCAATCTCCGCCGGTATCCGGCTCCCATAGGCGCCGTGATAAATGAGACTTCCCAATGGCGTTTGGAGTCTTCGCCCGAGCGCCCAGGCTAGATTGCTGATTCCAGTGATCGTTTGGAAATCTCCCGTCCAGGCGGGCATACTGCCATTGATCGGTCCGACATAAAGATCAGTTCCCAGGAAATTGTCGTTGTAAGATGGCGGGATTCCCGCGGCGGAGCTGGATACGCCCGGGGATGGAAGGATCAATGTCGATCCCCACGCGGCTACGCCCGGGGATTCCTGTGCTGCCGTGTAGGGTGGCTGTAATCCATTGAGCGTGGCGATCTGCGTCCAGAGTTCAAAATTTCCAAGAGCACGAGCCGCTACGTCCATCAAGGTCTCGCCGTTGAGTAAGACGGTCTGTTGAATCTGCGCAGTGGGTGGTGTGCCCAGGACAAGCAGCAACGTGGCGATTTGATTGGCTATGGTCAGCAATGCATAGCGCATGGCAACCGATTGTTGGTTCGCTTGATTCGAGGGATTGCCATTCAGAACCGCCGCATCGGCAACCATCGCTGTCAGCGTTACGATCTGGTTCCAGGCGTTGGTGAAGCCGACGTCAAAGGCGACTGGACCCGAGCCAAAGGAATTGATGAAATAGGCCGCTTCCTGCGCGCAAAGATATTGGCGAAAGGCCACATCGCGCAATTGGGTAGGCATGCTGCCTTGCGATACGGCTATCGCATTGAACACTACGTCGAACGCATTGGCGCAGGCGGCCGCATCGGCGGCAAAGGTCGCTGAAGTCAGGCCGAGCGGTGGAGTCTCATAGGCAAACGCCTCATAGAATTCCAGCAATCCGGAATAAGGAATGGCTGGTACGCCGGAAGAAAGAGCGCTGCCTGTCGGGAATGGCGGTTGCGGAGCTATGGCCGTCAATGCCGGCGCCGCAGTCTGATAAGCTGCCAAGCGTGCATTAAAATAGGTTGCGGAAAGCGGATCAACCCCACTAAGAGGCAAGACGGATACCGCCAATAGATTGCTCGCTTCGGCCTGCCATGCCCGCCCGATTGAATATGCGTTGATGGCATCAACCGCATTGAGCAGGGTACTCAACATGGTCTTGGAGATGCTTACCGTAGTCGCCGGTGATGCCAACGCCGCGGGAGATGTTATCTGGCCGAGATAATAGCCCAACGCGGCATAGGTCGCTTGCCAGACTTGCCCTGTGTATCCGCCAAAGGTGTATCCGCTGGTGCTCGTCATGATCATAATCCCAAAGCGGAAGCGCCCGGTGTGCTTGGAGCATAGGCTGTGAGAATAGCATTAAGCGATGAACTGAGATTGCCGAGTAATTGTCCGGCGCTTGTGCTAAGTAAGGTGTTGATTGGATCAGCACCCACTGGAAGCGCGGGCGCCTGCCCGAGATCAACAATCCCCGCCAACCGGAATGAATACTCGGCAAGGAGGGGCCTGGCGGCAGATTGTCTTATTGGATCCTGCTTGCCAATCGGCTCTACCTGCCAATAGTCGTCGAGAAAATAATCATAGAATTCTAATACGTATAACGGCTGGTTATTGATCGCTTGCCCAGTATTCAATTGCGCATAGAGAAGCAGAAATTGTTGCAGGGCAAGGATTGAATCGATGCCTGTATAGGAATATCCATCGGTGGCGTGGAGTTGCCATCCCGTTGTTCCTTCAATCGTGAATGTAACAGGGGAATTCCCATAGGCATCCACTTTACGCTGAACACCGGCCTGTGCCTGAGTCCCTGCCACATCGTAAATATTGGACATCGCCGTATAATCACGAAACAATGAAGAAGGCGACAGAGGGAAGGTGTAGGAGGCATAGATAGCGGTGGAGGGCTGTGGCCCAACGATCGCCAGGGCATACAGCGCTGATCGTGTATTTGGAACGGGGTGATTCTGGAACGATTGCCCGGGGCTGTTGGCTCCTGGAGAAAGAGCCTGCGCCGCGAGACCGGCAATGCCGGTGAGAATGCCCGTTGTCATTGAAGCACCGCGATTGAATCATTCATGCTGCTGGCGGCGTATAAATGTCCAGCCAACCATTCCAGCGCCGAGAGGCCATTGACCGCAGTCTGAAGTTGCCCAGGGAACTGTAATACGCTACCACTGGAAGAAACAACAGCACCACTTGTGTATGTATAGAATAGATTGCCGAAGATGACGACCGACACATTTCCTGATGGATCCCACGCAATCGCATCGGGGATCTGGTTTGCGCCGAGTGTGCCGGAATGCCATGTTCCACTGGCATAGACGGACAGAGCACCATATCTCGTGCGCGCAGGCGTGAAAGGCGCGGTGAAGTTGTACTGCCACGCTGCTCCGGACCCGGCGACAAAGATGTCCTGGAATCCATTCACATAAGCGCCAAGAACCATCGCCGTCGTTCCAGAGGGGGCGGAGACGGTTCCGTATGCGCCATAGGTGGAACCGATGGGTCCAAAAGCGCGGAGAAGATTATTCACTCCGTCGGCGACAAGGGTCTGGCTGCGGAAAGAAATTACCCCGCTGGCGCTTCCGGCAAAGGAACCCGAACCAACCACGGCAAATCCGGAGACCACCGCGTAAAGACCGGAGCTTCCTGAAGTTCCGGCCGCATAAATGTTTTCGTATTGATCCACATACAATGAACCTGGGATGAATCCAAGAGCGACGGTCGACGCAACGGACCATGCTCCTGATGAAGACAGCCCCATGACCGCCAGGCCCGAACCGCATCCGACGACGGCGCCGGAAGGAGCGTACATAGCCACGGATGTTGCCTGCGCGATAGACAGCGCGATGCCGGACGACCAGACCCCCGATGCGGTCGCTGAGAGCGGTGTGACCTTGTTTTGCGATGGTTGACAGACAAGAGCGTTCTGGGATGATGCTTCGATCGCAACCGCGGTTGCTCCGGAGACCGTAATAGTCTGGGAAGCGGACAAAAGACCGACCGAGTAGGCAAGCACCTTCACATTGCCAGATACCACGTCGCAAGTAATAGCCTGCTGCCCGTTGGGTACCCAAGCCACATAGGATGGATGCCCAAGGCCGGAGAGCACCGAACCAAATGCCCAGGTGCCGGGAACCGCCGTCAGGTCCCACACACTGACCGATCCTCCCGAAACGGTAGGGGTAGTGCCCAGGAGGATCGAGCTGAGACTTCCGCCGCCCCCGATCGCCATTGAGGTAAAGCCGGAACCAAGAACGCCCCAATTCCAACCGCCGACGGCCACCGCTGATGCCGATGATGACGCGGCCAGACAGGTCGGTACGTTCATCTGCGATGAAACCTGGCCGGAAGTCCCGGTCCCTGATGCGATAAGCGTGACGTAACCCAGATTGCCACTCACCGGATCGATAGAGAAGAGGGTTGATCCCGATGTGGCCAGGGACCGGACGGACGATGTTCCGAATGCCGGGGCGATCGTGCGCAGAACACCGCCCGATGCCGCATAGATCGCACCGGAAGTGCTTAGCGCGTAGGCACCGGAATATGCTGAAACATAAGCCCCGCCAACCCAGATCGGTGAAGCCCCGCTTGCTGTATATGAGACTACGGCGCCGGATACCGGAAGATTGAGTAAGGCACCGCTTGTCTGAAGAACCCAGGCGCCAGAACTTGCATCGGTGAACCCGGCGACAAAGCCATTGCCCGATACTCCGACGGCGCCGGAGACATTGAGCGCAGTCAATCCCGATACCGCCGGCGCGAATAGCCATGCCGCATCGGCGAAGATTAATGGGTCGACGACGCCGGAGCCTTGCACGGCGAGCGCCATGGACTTCAGCGAGGCGTTCGGAGGAGGACGGTAATAGAGCGCGCTCATATCAATATCCTAATGGGGATGCATTCTCTTGGGGATGCCTGCGCGGTTTGTTCGTGACGGCTAGTATCCCCGCGAATGGTGTGGTCGTGCTATTTTCTATTTATCGCTCTTGCTGGACGAGTGCCGATGGCTGTTTCTACGATTGAACTGGCATAGGTCGTCATGACTCAGATGCGGTATCATCTGAGGGCAATCAAGGAATGAATGCGATGCTTGGATCGAAGTCTATCGTTGCTTTATGCCTATTTTTAGGAATCATTGGCACCGCGCACGCACAATCCGCAGCCGGATTCCTGGTCGTTTCGTCCTGTACCTCTGTGCCGAGTTCTCAATTGCCTTATGTCATTGGTTCGGTTCATCCTGGGACGATGGACCCTTACGGTAATATCTGCAATTTTGATTCACCCTTCATGGGTAGTATCGCCATGACCGACGGCACGGTCTATACGGCGCAACGCTCGATTGGTTTCAATTGCACCGTGGCTGGTAATGTCATTGTCACATTCTGGGATGGCTCGACGACGCAAGTACCGCTCGGTGTCGGTTGGCAAACATTCCCGTTTGCAGCGGTGAAATGGACGGCCAGCGGAGTCAGTGGCTCGGCTGCGACGGCAACGGCGGTGAATCTGAGATGACGATCATGAAGATTTGCAGAGCGAGCACGCTCGCCGTCCTGGCATTTGGCCTGTGGATTGCCGCCACGACATCGGTGGAAGCCGTTCCGCCGGGGACGCCTCCGCCTAGCGACGGCGTGCCATTTATTCTCGACGGTGCGGCCAACAGCCTCTACATCGGATCGAGCACGCAGAATGCCGGGACGACCGGCACCAGCAATATTATCCTCGGTACTCTTGGAACTGGCCAAAGCCTCACTTACAATTCGAGTGGTGGCGAGCCGGCAAAATACAGCGGAAATATTCTTATCGGCTCCAATAGTCTCGTCAATGTCACGACCATGCGCAGCATTTGGTCTATTGGCAATTATAATGGTAATGCGTTGACCGGCGGCTGTAATAGCAATGCAACTGAAGATGGCTATGTAGCCATGATGGGCGAATTCGTATTTGACAATGCTGTGTGCGATGGTTCTGGTGGCGCAACAAACATGGTGGGTATTGGGTTAAAGGTCGTTGACAATGCGCTCCACCCGTCACTTCTAACGGCATTTGGAACGCACACAGGTCAGGCTGTTACTGGAACTATTTACGACGCGGCACTTAACGGCCCAGAAATCTTGGATGGCGGTGGGGTAAATAATAGCAATGTCAACGCAAACAATTTGGATATTTCGGGCGATCACATTATGAGCGCTGTGATTCCGGCGAATACTACGATTGCGAATAACACAATCCATGGGTCGGGGGCTTGCATTTATTGTAGCGTCACTAATAATGCCACAATAACCGGTGCCGCTGCTGGTCAGTATGATAATACAACGGGTGGTGATGCTTTGTATGGGGAAACGGTTTTTCCACAAAACTTCACATCAACTGGTATTATTTCGTCTTTTGGTATTAACACTGGGTTTCATGCGACGACGGCTGGTAATGTTGCTATCTTCGGCGGCTACGGCGCGTGGGAAGCAACAACTCTCCAGCATGTTGCCATCTTCGGAGACAGCACGGCGCCAACTTGCACGGATTGCGAACACATCGCCTTGTTCGGCGATGCCGTGGATGTCCCGAACGCGACGACCACCTATTACATGAACTTGGACAACATCATCAAGACTACGGGCACCGGCACACCTTCAACATCAAACACAACAGTTGCGGGCAACCTGTCTTTTGTAGGAACGCTTTCTTCCGGTTCGACACAGGGACTTGCTTCAAAGACTTGCACGATTTCAGCATTGGGTGCGTCATTGACAATAACAAACGGCATTGTGACAGCCGCAAGCGGCTGTTGATCGGTAGTATGTTTCAATCGAATATCTTAACGATGAGGCAGGAGTTAATGATGTTGTTCAGAATGCCCTACGCGATCACGCTGTTCATTTTTCTGCTCTTACCCAGCTACGCCATCAGTGCTGAAACGGAAAACGTGCCGCTGCGGCCGATAGAGAACAGCTTGATTATCACGGTTGGCGTTGGGCGGATACTGCTCGTTATTCACGAGGATGGAACAATTGAACATGGGCCGGCATTTAAGACAGACAGTCAAGCTGCCCGTGCCTTTTGGAAAGCTGTTCAATATAACTTTCCAAAACTTTGCAAACAGAACAAGATAAACGGAGATACAAAATAATGAAAACTGCTACGCTTGTGTTCATCGGAACGTTGCTTCTTTCAGCGTGCGCTCGTGCCGAAGGTCCTTCGTGTAATATCCCGACTGATCAACCGAAGGCACCGCCTGAAAAGTATTGTGTTATGCTTTCTGCTGAATCGCTCAGCCACACCGCTCGTCTCTATAATGCGGAGATAGCAACTGATACAGGGTTGATCCAAGATCTGAACGCCCAAATCAAGCCGCAGTTGCCGGAACCGCCGAAGGCCGCGAAGGCACCCGAACCGCCGAAGACGTCCCCGTGAATTTCCTAACGTCGATCTTTCCCGCCGGAATGCCGGTGGTGCGCGGCTAAATTACTCTGATCCGGCATTAATCAATTTCAAGCATTCACATTGAAATCCGCCGATGAGAATGCGCTCGGCGACCAGGATGTGCTCGGTGGTGCTGTAATGGCGTCACCGGCTGTTACGCCGCCGTGCGTGTGCGTATCGAACGCTATTGATAGAGCATTGAGCGTTGCCATCAGCTTACTCACCAAGGCCAAGGCATCGCCACCACCATTCACCACGATCTTCCCGCCGCTGCCCAGGGTGATATCGACATTCCCGAAAGCATCCTGTTCTACGGTCGATCCACCAAAAGCAAAGGTCGATGTCTGCCCGGGCGCTCCGGTGACCGTCAATGCGCCCGATGGGCCAATGACAAAAGTCGTTCCGTTAATGGCGATGGTGAAAGGATTCGCGGTCGCTCCCGAAACAGTCACCGCGCCGGAAGCTGACACCGAGAATGTAATCCCACTTTTCGTTGCCAGAGTAATATTATAGGCGGACGGTGGTGTCGGGATACGATCGGCGGGGAGAAATGGAATCTTCTGGCGGTTCTGCCCAGAATCAACGGTATGCCGGTAAACCGTCGGCAGGGAGGTACCTGAGCCGATAACCAGTGATGTTCCATCCGACCATTCTATCGCCTCATTTCCAGTGCCGTCGAGCAGACGCCACCATCCCGAAAAATGTGATTCGTAGTCGATGAATGGATCGGTAGGCGCCGGCGCGCCGGATGTCGTGGTGGTGACAGCGTCAATGAAGGACGGCGGCATGGCGCACAGCCAAATGCCATTACGGTCATCCCCATAGGGGAAAGCGATCAATCCCCAAGTGCCGCGGCCCGGCATCGGGCGCTGGCTGACCCGCAACGCATCGAACACGCTGTGCCCCATCTTGACCGGGACGCCGAATGACTGGAAACTGGTCCGGAGGACAATGGTAAGAAGCCGTTGCTCAGGATCCAGCGCCACCACCTGTCCGACAGTGAGAAGAGGGATACCGGTCATGTTCTACATGCCTTATTGCGTCGCTCGATATAATACTCGGCAATATCGGGGATTGCGGCAAGCAAACATTCCTGCCATGTCGGGAATGTTTGATTTTCATGCCAACCGAAAGTTCTCTTGAACCGCGTATTATCCATTACGCTACAAGTAGGCCTTGGGCAAAGTGGAATATAATCCTCGAACCGCCATTCGTCGCCGCCGAATATGTCAGCCAGCGCTCCCTGGATAAATGCCAATCGGTCCGTTGCCCCATCGGGCACAAGTCCATAGGTTCCACGCCCGGTGAACCAGTCCTCGGTACTCCATACACGGATCGTATCGAGGATCCGCAATATGGCATCGGCAACAAACCAAACAGATGTCGGAGTACAGCGCTGGCGCAGAATCGGTAAGGGATTAGCTTCTATGATACTGGGGCGGGAATATCCCAGTATTTCTTCACATAACTTTGCCGCATTCTCCAGCGGGGAGAGAGGACCAGTCCAAGTCTCATCGTAAATCGTCGACAGCCGTAAGATCAGATAATACAGACCATATTGAGCAACGGCCAATTCTCCGAGCATCTTGGTCCGGCCATAAACAGTGCGCGGCTTTGGGAAGTCATACTCGGAGAAGCCTTCCCTGGCGCCGGGCGCGGTATCCGCGACGGCGTAGTCCGTGCTGAAATGAATCAACGGCAACGCCAGTTCTCGGCAAGCCGCCGCCAACCATCGTGGAAATTCGGCATTGACCGCCAGGGCCAAGGCCGGTTCCCGTTCACATCGTTCGATGTTGGTGATTGCCGCGGCATTGATGACCAACCCGAGACTATCGCAGGACTGGAATAGCGCGCCAAAGGCCCCCGCGCTGCATTCCGCGACATCGAATTCCTCGCGCGTTGGCGCAATCACCTCATACCCGGCGGCGCTGAGCGCTGTTCGCAATCGCCGACCGACCTTGCCGCTAGCGCCGAATAATAGCACGCGCAAAGCATCGTCGCTCATGCGAAAAGCTCCGCATCACGCAGGAAAGGCGCCTTGCGGTCACGGTCCGAAAGAATCACATCCATCAAACAACTGCCACTGGCGGATGGACGTTTGCCGATCGGCCATCGAATACCGAGCGCCGGATCGTCCCATCGAATGGAACGCGCATTTTCCTCAGTATAGTAGGACGAACACTGGTAGGAGACGAGCGTGTCATCGGTCAACGACAAGAAGCCATGGGCGAACCCGGGAGGTACCCACAAAGACTTGAGCGTGATGTCATCAAGATAGACACCGGCATACCCGCCAAAAGTCGGCGACGATTGACGAAGGTCGACCGCCACGTCGAAAATACTGCCACGCAGGCAAGATACCAGCTTTCCTTGCGGATTCTTAATCTGATAATGCAGACCGCGGAGCACCCAGCGCTGGGAGAGACTGACATTGCCCTGGACGAATTCGTCAAGCCCTTTACACTCGATTAATTTGCTTGTCCTATGGGTCTCCAAGAAGTACCCTCGGTTGTCTCGGTATACATCTGGAGTAATGAGGACCACGTCCTCGATCGCCAGTTTTTTGATGTGCATCAACAATCACCTGGAGCGAGTATGACAAAAAAGATCCTGGTCGCCGGTGGCGGCGGCTATGTCGGAACCTCTCTTGCCCCAGCCCTCGCGGCGCGCGGCCATGACGTTAAAGTAGCCGATCTATTTTGGTTCGGCAATCACCTTCCGCACGAAATCGCTACGGAAAAACATGATTTCTTTTCCCTGACGCCCGATGACCTTTCTGGATTCGACGTTCTTGTGTTTCTTGCGGGGCTGTCGAACGATCCGATGGCGGCTTTCTCACCACGAATGAACTTCATCGCCAACACCGCGGGTCCGGTGTTTCTCGCTCATCAGGCAAAGACCGCTGGCGTGCGACGATTCATTCACGGCGGCACCTGCTCAGTTTATGGATTCGCCGACAATACGGCAATGAACGAAGATTCCCCGACCATGCCGGCATTCCCCTACGGCGTCTCCAAGCTGGCCGGGGAACGCGGAGTTCTCGCCCTGGCGGATGACAAGTTCGAAGTCGTTGGATTCCGCAAAGGCACCGTCTGTGGGCATTCGCCTCGAATGCGTTTTGACCTCGTCGTCAACGCCATGGTCAAGGATGCTTTCACCAAGGGCGCTATAGCAGTCGACGATCCCGCGCTATGGCGCCCGATCCTTTCCGTCGATGATTGCGTCCATGCCTATATCCAGGCCACCGAGGGAGATTCCGGGCAACAGGGCATATTCAATGTCGGCTCGGTCAATATCCAAATCGGTGCGCTTGCAACACAAGTCGCGCTCGTTCTTACCGACGAATATGGGCTGCGACCCGATGTCATTACGCTTGGTCGTGCCAATCCCCGTAGCTATCGCGTGAGTTGGCACAGGGCATCGGCAATCTTGGGGTATACGCCATTCGACGGTATTGCCGAAATCGTCCGGTCAATCGCCGATCGGATCAAGATTTATGGTGATCTGGAAGACAGGACCTACTACAATATAAGGACATTCAAGCATCTTGGCGTAGGTGCTTGAGACAGAGGAACATTTATCTCTGCGGCGATGTGGAAGGACACATCTCTGTAGGCCCCTCCAAGGTGGGAATGGGATTCCCGTGGCGTCAAGTGGGAGTCGGTATCAAGCCCGACCCGCAGAGATAAATGAATTCATAACCCGTGAGGAGATTCTAATGCCCAGCAAATATTGGATGGTTCACAACACATCGGGGAATGCGCCAACCAAGACACATTCGACAATTGAAGAAGCCAAGGCGGAAGCTGGCCGACTGGCGGCGAAGAACGTCGGAGCGACATTCGTCGTTCTGGAAGCCATAGCTTATGTCGAAGTCGCGTTGCCGCCGCTCGATTGGAAGACATTGTAAATAGGCAGAAAAGTTACGTGGTCGGGCACATTCCAACAGCGGACAAGCGCAGCCGCTGCGAAGCCCGGGATGTCGGACCTGAGGTTCCACGATGAATCACATGCCGCAGGGATCCGATCAACTCTGTGCCCGTAATGGGAAAGAGAAATCCTGGGAATGCGCCTACGGTGTTTGTGGCGTGATATACGCCTGGCCAAGAGACTGGAAAAACGTCTGAAACGTCGAAATATTCAGAGACGATAGGCCTGATGCGGATCCGGCCGGCAGACCAACGACATATTCGCCATTCTGCCGCATGGCGTTGCCGACATGCGCATTGAACAACACGCCGGCCGTTGAAGAATCACCATCATAAACACTAGTCGGCAATCCACGCGCCAATGTCAACGTCGTCGTTGAAGGACCGCCAAAGATATAGTGCTGACGAACTCCCGGAAGATAGAAATCCCAGGATAGATCATCCTTGAATGGTTGATAACGAAACTTTCCGCCGGGGTAGATATCGGGGCGTAACGGTAGCGTCACTTCTCCACGCGCCATAAGCGGTTCCGCTTCGTGCCAACTGGCTAACCGGGACAATAGTGTCGCTGAAAGCTGCGCTTGCCCAGGAATGCCGCTCACCCGTCCGCCCTGGGCCACGGCACCTGTCCGATCGGCCATCCAGCTCAATGCTCCATCCGCTGGACGGAATCCATAACGGCGAATCGAGGCGGCATCACCGGCCGAGGCGAAACTGATGATGGCCGGTTGAATATTACCGTTCGTCGAGCCAAACTTGCCGTCATTCCAGGTTGGATTGATCGTATAGAAATTCCGTCCCCCTTCATCGGCGAACTCGACGACGTTACTAAGGAATCCAATACCGCTCTCCGGCGCATACAACGACAAGGCTTGCCAAGCCGGCATGCTCATCCCGGTAAAGGTGACTTGGCTTGGATTCGATGCAGTCGCCGTTAGAGTCGGAACCGGATTGATACGAGCGACAAGTGTTGGCGATGCTGTAACCATGGATCCGAGACCGCGTGTGGCAAAGGCATAACCGGAAAGTGTTGTGGAATAAGTCGCCCCGGATGCTTGGTAGAAATTCGCCGGTGCAGTCGTCACGAAGAATTCGTACCACGGGTGCGGGAAAATCAGGTTGAATTTATCGTACCAGGATCCTTCGGTTCCAATAAAATTCTCCCCGTTCGGAATATATATATCATATTGTTCAAAAACTGCCGCCATTGCTTGCGGGAAGGTCACCTTGCCTCCGGCATAAGGCACAAATGCCTGCGACAAAACACCCGAAGGGCCTGCCATGATACCGGCGGCGCCGTTGATCCCATTGAACCATGCGGCGCCAGCCATTCCTGGATCACCCGTATTATAAGCGGCACCAAGAACACTGATCGCTTCGGCCTGCCCGGTTGGCGACGTCGGCAAAAACCCATTGCCTGTCGCCGCGATGTACCACAGAGCGTAAAATGTGGACTGGCGGAAGAACTGCGCGAAATCATGCCCCTGGATAATGATCGCCCGATGTACCGAAGACCCGGAAACCCAGTCCTGACTTTCAAAAACCCGGCTAACGATGCCGACCATCGGGATGCCGGCCGAATCGCCGCGGCGCATACCAATGATCACCAAAGAATAGGGCGTAATCACCTTCGTCCAGGATGGCGGCTGATTGGCCCCTGCCGGACCGCCAGGGGCCAATCGAATCTCGAACGATCCGCTGGCATTGTCGAATATATTCTTCTCGGTGACGAGTTCTATAACCTGCGCGCCCGTGATCGTGTAGGTTCCACCCTCATATGGATAGATATCGACATAACAGAGCGGGGTATTGACAGCGGCGGTGGTCATGGCATCACTGATGTTGAGCCTGCGGCCCGGCTAAATGCCGCGCGCCGCCTTGCCACCGGGTTTCCGGAGCGGCTTTGTTCTGCAATGTTCTAAGGAAATTTCCAAGTGCGCTTGTCGCCGCGACGACTGCGGGCGTGAAATTCTCCAACGCGGTCTTGGCACCGGACAATGTACTTTCATAAGCTTGAAGTTCCGGCCCGGCAACGCCCGGCGGTAATGATGGAGCATTGGTCATGTCGAACCGACTCGACATGCCTTGCGAGCGCGCATAAGAATCGGTGATCTTGTTGATGTAGCTCGTTGGATCCTTTGTTCTGAATCCGCCGTAACGGGTCAACGCCGCCGACAAATCACCACCGGAGTCCTGAAGATATTTCGATAGGATATCGGCGCCGGCATCTATATTGGCTTGCGCGGATGCTCCCGCCCCCGGATAAGCGGATAGGTTGGAAGGCATCAATTGCATCAAGCCAAAGGCGCCCGTCTTACGGTTCTTCGCTCGAACATCGAAATTGGATTCAACCTGGGCCACTCTGGAAAGCAGCAAAGGATCAAGATTATACTTCTGCCCGGCCGCGATAAATTTCGCCACCAATTCCGCTGGAACACCAGCCATCATGGATTTGTAATCGATGTTGGCCTTATACCCATACTTTCCGGCCTGATTGACACCTCCACCAGCCGCATATTGGTATGCGGCTCTAGTCCCCATGCCCGTGACCATGCCCTGGATCGTGGCATTCAGGTAGGATTGCCCTCCGGTCATTGACGGAATGGCCGGTGCTGTCACTTCGGCAATACGTGCCGGATTGGCCGACATCAATTGTGAGGTAGCCAGATTGATCGCCAGCGGATAATTGCCAGCCTTCGCCGCAGCGGTAATATCCTTGACGACACGCCCGCGGACGCCAGGATCAATGGCATTCCACGCCTGTTCGCCAACCATGTTGCGAACACCCTTTTCGGTGCGCAGCATGTCATATTTCGGAAGTTGCGAGGTAAGCGCCCAAGATGCGATGGAATTTCCATAAATATTTCCCGTCGTCGCTTGCATGCCCGCTAATGCCGTCGCCGCCGTCTCACCAGTCCGACCTCCCGGAGTTCCCGCCGCCATGAACCTGGAGAACAGGCCAAGGACAGATGTCTGCGATATGCCGAGCGCACCAGTCTTGGCCAACATGTCGATCGAGGCTTCAATATTGCCCAGCACCTTGGAACGATCCATGCCCATCGCCTGGGCGCGTTCCATGATGCCAGTAAATCCAGAGAGGTACCCCTGCGCTCCACCGGGCGTATTCTTTGCCAACCCATACCCAGCACCCTGGCGCGCGATCTCCTGCGCTATGGTTGGCCCCATACCGGACAGGCCCCGAGATAGATTGGCCCGCTCGAAAACTTCGGGCATACGGCGGAGGAGATCAACCGATGACGCTGGCGCGATACCATAGGCCTGCAATCCAGCCATCGCCTTCTCAGGCGTCAACCGCAAGGCCTTCATCCACTCCAGTCCCTGCGTACTGCCTCCGCCTGGGAAAAACCCCTTGGCGATTCCCTTTCCACCAATTCCCATCCGCCTGGCGAATTCATATGCCGAAGTGGCCATCTCCGTATAGGGTGCGGCCATGCCCAAGACGCCACGGGTCAACTGCCCAGGCAACATCGGCGCTTCGACGGCGCCGGCGATCAATTCGAGAATAAGACGAGCCTGCGGAGGCAACGGAAGCATGGCCGCCAATAGCCCCATCCGTCCACTGCCACGCCCCCCGCCGCGTCCGCCACCGTCCTCCGTTGGTTGTGCTTCCTGCTTCGCCCGATCGCGATCAGCGTTGATCCATGATTGCATGGTAACGGCGGCAGCGGCTTGCTTCTTGCGATAGGCTGATCGATCCTGCGCCGCCGCGCGACGGGTTTGCGTCGCTTCAGCACGGGCGGCGCGCTCCCGCTCCTGATCAGCCCGCTGCTGTTCCCGCAAAGACCGTAACCGTGCCCGATCCTCAGCATCTGCCGCGGTCTTCAATCGACGAAGTTGCTGTGGCGTAAGCTGTGACATGGGGCCATCCGGCCCCATGATGACCTGACTGCTCCGTAGATTTCGCACAGCGTTGCGAGCATCCTTGGCCAGTTCGCGGTCATATTTTTCGATATCTCGCTGAACAGACCGATGCAGACGCTCTTGGGACTGGCGTTGCGCCGCCGACATGTCGATCCATGATTGCATAGTCGCGGTGGCCGACGCCTCGCGCTGTTTCAGCGTTGGTTCTTTCGGTTGACCTCCGCCTTTTCCACCTGCACCACTGATCTTGATCGTAGGCACGGTCTACTTCCTCTTCGATGCCGGCCCCATCTTGATGGTCGGTTTCGTCCTTTTCTCGCGCTCCCGCAGAACGCGTAAAACCGCCTCGCCGGGAAGACGAGACTTCATCATGTCATCCTTGGCGGAGCCGAGCAATACCCGCTCCCATTCAGCCTCGACCCGAGACCTTGGTAGCGCTATGCTCTTACCGGGACGTTGGAACGTCGCCGATTCAGGATTCTCCTCGGCATACATCTCCATGATGAAGTCGAGTTGAGCTTCGGTGTGACTGAGCAGGACAGGATCGAAGGGCGAAATTCCACCCAGAATCCTACTTACCTGCCAGAGCTTCCGCCCCAGCGGGTGCGACGTCGGTAGCCCCCGCGCCACGAAAGGAAGTCAGCGCTTCGCGAAACTTTCCATAAGCATCCGAAAGTTCGTCAATCTTATCCGGAGGAAATTTCGACGAATCGACAACCGGCGTTCCTTGCGCCGTCTTGTTGAAAACCCAATTGGCCGACGACCGGCGCAAAAACGTTTCAAACGCCGCGCAGACTTCGAGATAAAAGAACGTCGTATTATCGAGTCCGAACAACGTGCTCGATCCCGAAATCGTCTGCAACAAGAACCGCATTTGCGCGCCATGCTTGATCTCATCATGCACGGTCGGAATCGCAAAAACGTATTTGTTCCCTCTGCTTTCGACCTCGATTTCAGTCTGCAGAAGATTGATACTATTCTGTTCGGTCATTCATTCCACCTCTAAGGCATTGATCTCTGTACCATTCTACAGTCTCATCGAGACCTTCGGCCAGGGAAATCTGCGGAGACCACCCCGTGTCTCGAATCAATTTCGCCACATTCGCCTGAATGTGCATGGGTTGCCCCTGCCGGAAGGGCATTTGCCCATAGCCCACAAGAGGAAGATCTTCGCCACAGGCCACGAACTGGCGAATCAGTTCAACGACCTCGCGGAGCTGCGGCGCCGATCCCGAACCAAGATTGTAGATACCCGACGCGGTATCCGATTCAAGCAGCCCGACAATTGCCAGCGCCGCATCACGAACATGCAGATAATCGCAGCACTGCGTGCATTCCGTGAGCGCAGGAATTTCTCCGCGAAGCAGAGTCCTGATGAGACAGGGAATCATCCAATCCGGCGCATCGTCAGGACCATAGGCGGCGAATAGTCGAACCCAGCAGAACCGGGAGGCATCGAGCATGGCCATTTGATTCAACAGAATACAAGCCGCCAGCTTCGCCGCACCATATGCCGTCAGAGGCTTAGCCAGGTACCCTTCATCAATGGCGTCGAACGATGGGGCGTATTCCGCTTGCGAACCAATACCGATGAATGCCCGGCATGTGTGCTTCGTAGCGACGCTGACCGCCCGGTACAGGTCACAAAGATATTCGGTATTGACGTACTGCCGCGGATTATTTCGCTGATCTCCTTGTACTCCGCTCCAACCAAGCGCGATAACCGCACCCGGAGAAAATGATGCGAGATCTTCGACATCCTCCGAACGAAAATCACTCAAATCACGTTCGATCTGAGTAACAAACGGCAAAAGGTCCTCGATCCGATGACGGTCGGCGATGCCCTGGGACATTGGGCGTAAAACCAGCGCAACTTCATGCCCGCGCTCCAGCAATTGGCGAGTGACTGACGCGCCAATGAATCCGGAACCACCTGTGACAAGAACTCTCATTCCCATGTTCTCCATGGCGGACTACCGTCGAAGCACATGCCGTCCAACGTATCCCGATCACGAACCGTATCCATGGCATGCCAGAATCCAGAATGAAAATAGGCCTTCAATTGGTGTTCCAAAGCCAGAGCCGAAAGAGGTCCTTCTTCCCATGCCGTATCATCCCCTTCGATATATGAAAGCACGCGGGGCGAAAGGACAAAGAACCCGCCACTAACATACCCGGATGTCTCTGGTGGTTTCTCCTTGAATCGTTGGACCTCGTCGCCGGCAAGATCAAGCTCCCCATAGCGCGCCGGCGGACGGACCGCCGTCACCGTCGCCAATCGACCATGCGCATGGTGGTAAGCCAGCAATGCCGCGATGTCTACATTACCGACCCCGTCGCCATAAGTCATCAGGAATGGAGCATTGCCCAGATAATCAACAGCACGGAGCAAGCGCCCACCGGTCAATGTCGCATCGCCAGTATCGACCAAGGTCACTCGCCATGGCTCCATCTCCCGACGATGAAAGATACATTCGCCGGTGGTCATGTCGAAGGTCACATCGGACGTATGCTGGGCATGATTGGCGAACCATTCCTTGATCATGTAACCACGATATCCGAGGCAGACCACGAAATCATTGAACCCAAACGATGAATAAATCTTCATGACGTGCCAAAGAATCGGACGACCTCCGATCTCGACGAGTGGCTTCGGCCGCACATCCGTTATTTCTCCCATGCGGGTGCCACGGCCACCGGCGAGAATAACGACTTTCACTGTAACAACTCCAATGCCATGTCATGGAGCGATGCTCCATCAAGATTGTACATGGCGCGATGACTATCCTGATCCCGAGCCATGCTCTCATCGAGGATTATCCGGGATGAATTCACTCCGCAACAAAAAACTCGCGCTTTCGTTCCCGGCATACGGGCAATGACTGTTGCGACATTTTGCCCAAGCCCGCTCGCGACATGCTCTTCCACTGTTATGATAAATCTTGACCGGCGGGCTATCTGCCTGATAGCCACTTCCTCAAGTGGCTGAATCACCGGGGCGCTAACCACACCGATGTCATAATGGAGACTCCTGAGACTTCGTGCCGCCTCCATCGCCTCTCCGAGAATAGCTCCAGTGGCGATGAATGTCAGATCCTCATCAATGACGGAATCGACTTCCAGCACTTCGCCGAACAGGGGTAGCCGAATATCGGGTTTGTGCAAACGTGGTTCCCCACCCCGACCAAGCCGAAGGTGCCCGGGACGCATGCGTTCGATCAAACAGCGCGTCAGCCATCGTGCCTCAATTGCATCCGCCGGCGTTGCCACCGCCATGCCAGGCAAAACGCGTGTCCATGCCGCATCCTCGATTCCATGATGCGTATAGCCAGCCGGTCCGTAAGAAAATCCGGCGCCAACTGTCGCAATGACAACTGGAAGATTATGAAAGCACACATCATTGCGCAATTGCTCAAGACATCGGGCAACAGCGAAATTGGCAATTGAATAGCAAACCACTTGGTGACCGCTCAACGCCAATCCAGCGGCGATCCCGATCATGTTCTGCTCGGCGACGCCAACATTCAAGAACTGGGCAGGGAACCGCTCAGTGAATGGGTCAAGAGCTTTATAGCCAAGGTCAGCCGTCAACAGAATCAACTCTGGATGATCTTCGGCGATTTTGCAGAGTTCGTCGACGAAGGCCGTTCTCATGCTCAAAGCTCTCCCAACGCCCGCGCCAGTTCTTCCGCTGATGGCGAACGGTAATGCCATTCCAGCCGATCCTGCATGAAGCTGACACCTTGTCCCTTGACCGTATAGCATATCAGTACCGTCGGCGAACCAATGCTGATCGGCACTGCCTCCAGATTGCGGAGCAATTCTCCACAATCATTTCCGTCAAGTTGTTTGGTCGCCCAGCCAAAAGCTTCCCATTTCTTACGCATTCCTTGTCGTGGAAAGGCATCAAGATCAAGGATATCCTTCAACCGTCCAAGTCCCTGCCAGCCATTCACATCAATCAAAACAACAACATTGTCCAATTGTGCGTAACCGGCGAAGGCCACTGCCTCCCAGACCGAACCCTCCTGGCATTCACCGTCGGACATTACGCAGAACACCCTTGCGGGGCTGCGCTGTTTCTTCAATGCCATCGCCATACCCAGCGCGATCGGAAGTCCATGCCCCAGGGATCCGGTCGATATTTCGACGCCAGGAATCTGATGACTGGCATGCCCAAGAAGCATCGACCGGTTCTCACAAAAATGTTCCAGCGTACTGACAGAAATGAACCCGCGCTCCGCCAGCACGGCGTACAGCGCAGCAGCGGCGTGCCCCTTGCTGAGGATCAGCCGATCTCTGTTCGGGTCATCCAGCGCCCGCGGATCGACATGCAGAACCGCTCCATACAAGACGGCCAGGATATCGGCAACCGACAAACAACTACCGATGTGTGATGCCTTGGCCTGGTGCGTCATGCATAATACGTGCCGACGAACCGCCCGAGCAAGGGCTTCCACATGACTGATACGTTGATCCACGCTCATAGAAAGTTTCCGAGGAATTGATCGATCTGGGATAAGGTGAAATCGCGCATCGGCTGGAGACCAGCATAATAGGCCTGATACCATTCGACAGTACGCTTGATTGATTTTTCAAGATTCCACTGGGGCGTATGATTGAGAAGCATCTGCGCATTCGTGGAATCCAATCGCAGTATCAAATCCTCATGGACCAAATGCTCATCAGATCCCATCGTTAGCCCAATATCTCCCCAGGCAAGATTGAATCTACGAACAAGCTCGCCGACTGAGCATGATCCTTCATCGGACGGGCCAAAATTCCATGGGCGTTCATATTCACATGAATAATCGAACCATAGATTTTCGCAGAGCTTCAGATATCCGGCCAAAGGATCCAGAACATGTTGCCAGGGGCGAACAGCCTGTGGGTATCGAAGCCCAAGCACAGTGCCGGTTCTCCTTGCCCGAACCAGATCGGGCACAAGTCTTCCCAATGCCCAATCTCCGCCGCCGATAACATTACCGGCCCGCGCGGTGGCAAGACGAGCAAATGAACCTCTCGCCGCCCACAATTCTCCGCAGCCATAAGCAACAACGACATGCTCCGCGCAAGATTTGCTGGCGGCATAGGGATCGACACCGCCGAGTGGATCATCTTCATTGTAGGCGCGCAATCGCCCATCATTTTTGTAGACCTTGTCCGTCGTGACGACCAGGACAACTCGAACAGAATCTACTTGACGCGCTGCTTCCAGAAGATTGACCGTGCCCATGACGTTTGTTTGAAAAGTGCCAACGGGATCTTTGCATCCTTCACTGACCAAGGGCTGCGCCGCCAAATGAATGATGATCTCTGGCTGTGTGTACTGAATTACATCAAGCATTCCGCGTGCATCGCGAACATCACCGATATAATTCTGGATACCAGATTCAACGGAAGCAGCCTCGAACAAGCAGGGATCTGTTATACGGAGCAGATCGGAATACCCAGCGATACTTGCGCCCAGCCTCTGTAAGAGGAGACAGAGCCAACTACCCTTGAACCCGCTATGCCCAGTCACGAGCACACGACGATCTTTCCAGAATTTGGGATTTATGACGGGCACCAAAAATTCTCCAACCGCCCAATCGTGTGATCGCACGCTAGGACGGCCGGTGAGCACTGTCAACGAAAATGTTTAAGCCAGTGCGTTGGTGATCGCGCCAAGAACGGACGTGGTAATATTCAAGGCATTCGGTCCATTCAGAATCGATTGCCCGGTTCCATCGAGCACATCTTGCGCCATGAAAGTGATAGCCTCGGTGACCGGCTGATTGGCGGGAATGTTCATATTGTAGTTGGATGCCACGCAGCCAACATAGGTGAACAAAGCATTCCCCGTATTGCCGTCGATGATCGAAATGTTGAACGAATTGTTCGCCAATAGCGAAGACAGCGGCGGGCTGGACCCGAGCGATTCAATAAGTTGCTGCCCATTGCTGGTCAGAGCAAAATTATCGACGGTGATTTGTGGCGCGACCTTGAGCTGTTGCGTCTCTTGCGGCTTGGCACTACCGATGCCATACAGTTGCTCAGCGCCCAGATCAAAGGTGTGCGAAACCGTTTGCGCGAAAGCGATCGGCTGGGCGCCTATGAGTACTGTGGTTGTGTTTCCTGTCCGCGCCGAATAGGAAAGCTGGTTCTGGGAAAATGCGGGCATCAGTTATATTCCTCTCGGCTCAGTTGCCTTCCCAGATGACCGCGGTCGCGCCGCTGGCGGAAGCAATGCCATAGAACGCGTTAACCGGTGTGTTCTGGTCGAAGTAAAGCGGCAGTTGCGATGCGATCACCGGCACACCGTTAGCAAGGGTGACGCCCGACGTGGTACCAACATACATGGTCGTTCCGCTGGCGTTGGCGATGAGGAGAGACTTCCGCGTCGGATTAGCGGCTACCAACAATGACGGCGCGCCCGAGGCAACACCCGTCACCGTCTGGGTGACGGTCGCGCCATAGGGAAGCGCGGTCACGGCGCCACTGACACCGACGGTACCGGCAATGGCGACTGTGTTGGAAATTGCGGTAACGGTCATAATCTCAATTCCCTCTCATCAGGTCGGCGATCCACCAGTGGAAGATGCTGTCAATGTAATGTTCAACGGCAAGATGTTGACATACATCGGGATCATTCTATTCTGACCAACCAGAATTACATTCACGGTAATCCCGGCCGTCTGATTAGCTCCCGTATAGACCAATTGCAAGGTCGTCGGATCCCATGAAGATAGGACACCATTTTGATTGGTCTGCGAATAGATCAACCCGTTCAGCATTTGCTTGGCGGCATTCAGGACAATCGTCTCATTGAACGGTGAGGCGATGGTACCGACATAGGGTTGCAGCGCGCCCGTCAAAGCATATGCGGCATAATAGCGGCAAGCTACCTGCTGATTGAACACATTTTCGGGGTTCGCATCGTCAAGCCAAGTCGTGAAATCAGAAAGAACCGTTGGAAGACCAGTGATCTGCGATACAGCAATCGGCATTACGCCGCCTTGCTGGAGTTGATCAATCTGCGACACCGTAAGCGCAATCTCAACGCCATTGCCAGTAAGCGATTTGTTGGTGAGCGGAGTCGCCGGCGGATTGCCCGTCGCCATGCCAGCTACTGCCGCGGCTGCATAAAGCCCACCATGCAGTTCATTCACGCCTGTCTGGATATTCGTCCGATAAATACCGGGATAGACATAAGTCGCATTGATCTCGCTCATCGAAGCGGCAGCGGCCAATGTTGTCGAAATCGAATCACCGATCGACGATCCCGAGAAGAACCGGCGCCATGATTTATTGGTGATCGAACTCGCTGTCTGCACGTGCTGCGCGCCGAGCGCGATGACGCCAGACGCATTGCTGCCAGCGAATACCGCCCAACCTGGGACAGTCAAAGCGGCATTAAATCCCGAAGCATAATTCGCCGTAGTCGGTGTAACGCTCGTTGCGCCAGAGAACAGCGTGTAGGGGATATTCGTCGGAGCGACCCCCGATGAGGAGGTGATGCCGCTGGCGATGACCGCCGAAGCATAGCCGGACGCATACTGATTAACCCAGAAGACAATGTCGCCTAGCGTAGCGTTGACACCTACATATTGGTCGACACCGGAAACCGGAATACCCAGGGAAATACCGGACGCGGCATCCAGGCTCGATGATGGCAGAGCGCCATTCGACAGAACATAGGCGGAATAATATCCAGTTCCGCTCAAATACTGAACAACCTGTTCGACTGTTGCATAGGCTCCAAGATTGAGAGTCACTGATTCACCCGCATTCGGGCTATTCGTCTGGAAGGTGACCGCGTTGTTCGCGCCCGATGCAATGACCGAATAGGTAACGCCTGTTGCCGTTCCCGTATAGGCCAGGTTGAATGGCACACCAAGATTGACGCCCGTTACCGAAAGATTGGCGTACTGATCATAAAGTGAAACATTCTTGCCAGCCGCGGTGCCAGTTTGCAATTGCGCCTGCAATTGATTCGACGGCAACCCATAATTGGCCGACGTCAAATTGATGACGCCCGAGGAACCTGAGTTGAGAGTCAGCGAAGACTGCGTATTCGGCGCAACGTTAATGAAGGTGATCTGGCCGGCGCCGTTCAACTGCCCGGATGGATTGGTCAAGAACGGCACAAAGCCAGAAGCCGGACCGCCACGAATCGCCGCGAGCAACTGTGCCGACAAGGTACTACCGGCGAAGGTCGTCGGAGTGAATGGCTTCAGGCCATAACTGTTACCGAGAAAGATAAGCGGCGGTGTCGCTGGCTGCGTGGAACCAAGCGCATTCGACACGTTGTCCGCGTAATAGGCACCGGGAAGAACGAGCGTCGAGCCATTGAAATTGACGTCAAGGTTGGGCATCGAATCACTCCCCCTTTACAGCGTTAAGGACGGCCAGCCAATCACGCTCGGAATGCTTTTCGCGCCCATGCGCATTACGCAAGAGCTTCACCCACACCTCGTCGGGGGTGCCCTTCAGTCGACTGATGAAGACCTCGACATTAACGGGGAAATCATCGTTGAGTTCGGCCTGGTTCGGCATCGTGGATTATCCTCTGATCGCGCATGCGCCTAACGCGTATCATACGACGCCGCCTCTCAACGTCTGAATACCTAGCAACGTTACCCAGACGCGGTGACACTGGTATTGATCGCATGCACGCCATCGGGAGTGGTACCGACAAAGGTAATGGTCTCCATGATTCCATAATTCTGTGTGATCGCAATGTTGAAAGTGCCCTTGACCTCACACAGAATGTCCGCACCATAAAAGCCAGGCGACATTCCATTTGGATCGTCCGCCATCTGATAACTCGATGCCTGCCATCTATGCGTGACATTGTCGCCAAGATTATTGAATACCGAAGCAATCAATGAAATGAATATTCCGATACACGCATCTCGGTAATAATCACGATCGGCTGTATTCGTTGCCATCACGGTAATACGGAAAACTCGCTTGGCCTGCTCGGTAACCGCCCACGTTCCTGTATAATCGGGCTGACTGATCGATTGCCCGACAGGAACTTCCTGTTGCTGAATGAGATCCTGATTTATGGTGACAAAGGGCATTGGCGGAATGCCGACGATCGGCATTTGCTGAAGAACCTGTACATTACTATTAACGCCATTTGGCGGGGTCAGATTACTTATGCCCGCCTGAAACAATCGAATCATCAGATACAGCCATGGCTCTATCTCGACGTTCAGTTGCGGTGATGGTTGATATGCCGCTGATTGTGTCGTTCCATTGGCATCTTGCAATTGATAAACGTAGAGAGACCCAGATGACAGCGGCGCCGGCAAATAATCTCCGGCATCGATGTAAGCGGCGACGGGAGACCCTGAATAAAGCGTGGTAAACGGGCCAAGGCCTCCAACACCGGAGACTGCCCGCGAAAGCACCATACCACTGCCTGACGCACTGATACTTAGGGTAATAGCGCCACCAGTCGGGACGGATTGGCCAAGAATAGAAGACATCAGGCGTAAGCTCCCTTCCTGTATTTTGCCGCTATGAGTTGAGCCATGATATGCGCCGGTGCATATGCCGGCATTGACGGAATGGTCCACGCCGGTCCGGTCCCCGACGTATTCATTCTGTTTGGTCGCTCATGCGGAACCTTGACATATCCTGACAGATTACGCCCGGCGGAAACCGCCCAGATATATCCACCCTTGACCTTTCTACGCGTCTGTAATTTTCGCCCAACCCCTCCCCGATGCATAGGATAGCTGCGCCCGGCCGTCAGATGTTGCAGCATGTCGATACGTCCATGCCCTTCCTCCAACCAACGCGCTTCCGCGGCCTTTGACTCATCGGCCATGACAGTAACGACTGTTGGCGTTGTTCGCATGCGTAGAGACGACGCGTAGCGGCCGGTCGGATGCTTGATCATCAATCCGCCAATATCGGTCAACCCGAGCGCGAATTCCGACCACATGCGAAAGACTTCCAATCCTACGGCATTCAGGCGATCGGGCGGCAAATCGGTGACGACATCGTAAACGATATTGGGCATAATCGTCACGCTCCCGAAATGATCGGGATGTCGGCGCCGAACTTGGCACGACTCCATAGATCCAGGGTCTGTAGCCGGAAGCGCCGGGGTTCGGTCAATTGGCCGAATGGCCGCACATGCGCGGGCATGCCGGCAATTCTAAAGGCAACGTAGGCTGGCGCCGCAGTGAAATCGACAATGTAATTGGTTCCTTGGGGATAGCCAGATCCCAAATGTACCGCCGTCCCCGACACTGTATAGGCAACGCCAGATACCACCACATGATTAATCGGATCATAGATGGTCACCGCACCAGATGCGGCAATGACCAAATTCTGTTGATAGGGGACATTCTGATTTCCGCCAACCTGAAGCTGGGCATTGAATCTGGATTCGGCGTCCTGCTCAACAAAAATGTCAAACAGCCCCGCTTCTTGCCAGATCGTCGGTTGCATAGGAAACGCGCCGGAATAGGGGACGGTAAGTGTCGGCTCACCGTTGACGATAAGTCCCTGATTGATATCCATCGACGAACCCGGTTCATCAGGGGTAGGCCCACGATGGACGAAGGTCAAAAGAGCATTGAACGGTCCAATCGGTTGATCCCAATAGACACCACGCCCATGACAGGTTTGGCACTGATTATCTGGAGTTCCTGGAGCATTATAATTGCCAAAAACACAAGCGCAACTATGGCTTTTCAGCCACTGCATACGAATTCCATAAGCAGAAATCGCTTGCTCAAAGTATTGAGGAGCCAGAATATATGGAGATATGCTGGGCAAAAATGGCGTATATACTGTAGGATCGGGCACACCGGAGACCATGATATCTTAATCTCCTAAAGTGTGTTGAACACAGGACCCTCGACCTTGCTCTTAGCCATCTGCAGCAATTTTGTCTTCATCTTGGTGAATTGCCCGATAAGCCCAGAGAATGGCCCGGATGCTGGGTACTTGAACTGCTGCCCGAGACCATCAACCAGCGTCTGTACGCCCTCGGCACCCAGATTAATTGTACCCTGAACCGCCGACAACGCCATGATCGCCGCTTCGCAAAGCACGAGTTGCTGCATGAAGGCGAATCGCGATTGATAATCGAACGGGGTTAAGCCCGCCGTGTACTGATACCAAAGCGCACCTGGAACATTCTCAGCAAATCCCATGAAGGCCAATTGCATGGCGAACAATGGCAACATCTGAACATTCTGCGCAGGCACCAGACGAATCAAGCCAAAGTCCTTATCCTCGACATACCATCCGGGGGGCACACGGAAAAAGACATTCAGCAAGGGATAGATATAAGCAATGTTCTTAACCGCGGTAATACCCGCTGTCGCATTGTTCTGAGCCGCGCCGGATGTCACGCCATAAGCCAGACTCTGTACTGGACGATAGCGCAAAGTCTGCATCATCCAGCCTTCATCCTGAGCGCGACTGAACATGAAGTCATAGGCGCTGTCTTCCAGATCATAATCGTAACCCTGCTGCTGAAAGGCACTTGGCGTATTGACGTCCAGGCCAACCGCAGCGGTAATTGAGGGTGTCAGCGTCGGGGGCGAGGCTACCCACGTCTGGCACAACAGAATCGATGTCTCCTGCTCAACCGTATCCTCAGCCCATCGCAACCATTGGAGAATTGTTCCAGATGCGACAGGAATCGGCGGATTGCCATAATAGTTCAATGGCACCCCGACAAAATTCTGCAAATCCTGCGGCGTTAAGCCTGTTTTCGTTTGCGTAAAAACACCAGGCAACTGCGGATATCCGGAAACCACCGGAATGGCCCCAGACGTATCCCACAGCCATAACGCCTGGGTCGGAACCGGAGGAGCGTAACCTGAGCCGAAGACCGGCATGATGAATTACCCCTTAAGAGCGGCTTGGCGCCGGCGCCGTATTAATTCCGCTGCCGAAACGGGATGCTCCGGAACTGGACGGGGGCTAGGCGAAGATTGAACAGAAATTGTTTCAGGTTCTATAGATTCCGGTTCTGGAATATCGATGACCTCTGGAGGGGGTTCTGAAGTCAAAACTTTCTGCTCAGGAACATTGGGCACTTCCGCAAAGGTTACCAACTGAACATCAAGCCGATCACGAAGAATCACCGCATCGTCAACACTCAAATCACCAGATTCATACGTACCCGTGAGGCCCAGAATATTGTTCCCAGTAAAAGCGAACCTGACACCAAGATATTCTCCGCTTAACTGCTGGCGACGGCGCCAGAGATTATCGATCGGGCTTCCACGACGAATGCGCGCGATGAAATGCATGGTTCTGTACCTACCTCGAGGACAGTCCTCATGCCCCATGATAAGAGGCGGTGATCCTACCGAGGATACCTAACCGCCCGAAGCAAAATTCCCTTGGCCTCGGCGACTGCCTGCCCCGCCTTAACGACCGCGGAAGTTGTCGCCGCCAGAGCCTTTTCGGCCAGATGCATGTTGATAGCCCGTGCTTGCCGATCAGCCATGTCCTTGGTCGAATGCCCGCCGCCATCGCGGGGATGCCCCTGTGGAGTCATCTCAACGTTCCCGGCATGGTCGACGATACGGTACTTTTTGCCTCGCCGCGCGACATGTACAGGCATGATCCAATCCTTCAATAGATTGGCCATATATCATATATAGGATCAAGGAAGAAAATGAAACAGACGTCTTGACCAAAACCCGCCGCCCGCAAGCTCCGGCGTTCAGGCCGGAGATAGGGCGGCGGGTTTTGGTCAGCAAATGGCGGAAGGCCGAGGACACGATCCCCTTACCTCGCGGTACGATCTCGCTTCGAACGAGCCCCGGTGTCCTGCCCGGTAGACCTTCCAGGTGGCGGATGGCAGTGGTCCCGATCCACAAGCACTCTACATGCTCCAGCCGCTTAGCAGGCGGCGCTGGACCTTGTCCAGTTTACCATCCAATTGGCGGAGAGCGGATGCACTCGAAGCTCAGGAACTTTCATCCCCCATCCCGCTTCAAACGGGCGCCGGTCCCTGCCCGGTTCACTCTCCAATGGCGGATGAATGAGATCCCGACTCTCAAGCATTCACATGCTCCAATCGCTTTCTGAGCGATGCCGATCCCCGATCGGTTATTCATCCAGAATGGTGCCGCCGATTGGTATCGTCCAATCTCTCGACCTCTTCAGGGTCGCGCTAATCAAGTCTCAGCTACAGCGGCAAAAATAGGGAAAACTCTCGGACTAACCAAGAGAAAATGGGGTCAGCATTTTTCCTTCTGAGGGAAAATGGTCTGCATTGCCTACACCGCCATGAAATGGTGCCCAAGATCTCGAATCGAACGGACGACCTCACTCTTACAAGGAGTTTGCTCTACCACTGAGCTACAAGGGCAGAAATGGCGCCCGGGGAGAGGAATCAAACGGGACTTATATAGATAACTCCCTTATTGGTCGGGATCAGCATCGCCCTCGATGTCCGTGGCAAGCCCCAACAGCTTTTTGTGGTAGGTGTCCAACCGCTCAAAATGAGCCTGGATTGCTCCGGCAATTTCTTTCGAGTTTTTTACCGCAAGAAAATGTCCGACGATTTCTTGATCTTCGTCGCCTTACGCTTTCGCGCCTTCCCGGCCTTGGACTTCGGCTTCGGTCGGAACGACAGATTAGTTCACCTGCGGTGACTGGTTACCAAACGGCTGTCAACTGGAAAATTTATACCCCGAATCATGCAGATTCGCAAACAGGTTTGTCTAATCAACAAAATGCATAGCGGCGCTTTAGTTTTCGGCGAACGACTAAACCTCCTTAATTTAGGGAGTTATCTATATAAGTCCCAATTATTTGTCAAATACCAAAAACCCCCCTGAAGTTAATCAGGAGGGTTTTTGGTTCTTTTAGCGAAAAATCACCAGTTATGTGGCATTCGCGTTCGCCTGCAACGGATAAAAGTTCGTATTATCGGGCACGTAGTTCTTCACGAGACCATTGAACTTGCTGATCTTAACTCGCACGGAACCAATCTCAGCAACCGCCCAAGGCATGTAGAGGTTGGCGGCGAATAATTCTATCCGGGTCAATGGCAGCAAGAACCGGAAGTCCACGGCCTGGTCATTCTCGTCCAAGTCGAGCAGGAAGATGGTCTCACTGCCCGGGATGTAGGTGTTGTTGTCGACGAACGTAACCGCCGAAGCGCCACTGGCCGCGACCGTACCGATGTAACGATAAGCTGCCGCATTGGCCACGCCCGAGGACGCCGGCGCATAGCCCAGGCCCGACCGGTAGATACGGAAGGCCGCGGCATCAGCCGCCGTTGGTCCGGTGATGGACAACGAGTACGCGCCGCTGACCGCAGCAACACCAGAGATGGACAGCGTGCTGCCCGATCCCGCGCCGCTCGCCAGGTAGGTCAAGTACGATTCGTTCATTGAACTGTCGCACGAGGCCACGGCGTAGGAGTAAACGCCCGAGGACGCCGCATAGGCCGCGGTCCACGCACTGCCACTGGCAACCGTCCCAGTGACCGCTGTGGCGGTAACGCTGGCCGGCGGGGTCGGGGCGGAAGTAGAAGCGGCATTGGCGCCATTGCCGTAAACAATGGTTTGGGCTGGTTTGTCGCGCGCGGTGATGTAGAAGTCGATCGGGAACTGAATCTCGCCGAAGCGGGTCCGGATACCCTGGAGATCGCCATCAACGATCACGCCATGAACACTCTCCATCGTCGGCGTCAGACGCGTAACGATGTTGTTCAACAGCGTAGTCACCAAGCTCTGCAAGGAACCGGCGCATACCGGGCTCATGAAGGCATGAGTGATACGACCGTACTGGCGATAGCTGGTGATCGACGCAGCCGCTTCATAGATCAGGTTGAACAGAGCCTGCGCGCTGCTCCAACCCTGAGCCGAGGCATAGGTGTTGTAGAATGATTGATAGTCAAAGATGTTGCCGCTCGGAATGACACCGGCAATGCCCTGGAACTGATTGGCAAACAGGGTCGGATTGCCCCAGTAGCAGCAATAGTTCACCGATTCAAGAACGGTCAGGGCAGCGTTGATATTTTCCTGCGCCGTCACATCGACGAAGCTATTCTGCGCAGCCAACGCGGTGGTGATTGCACGTCCATTCACCGCCAACTTCAGGGTGATGTTATTGAGCTGATAGACACCAGCCGATGTGGACAACGTGCCAGAAGCAACATTGCCAAAGCCCTGGAATGCGGTGCCCGGCAATCCGCCGCCGGTGTCGGAGGCATACGGCCAGTAATCGACGACCTGAAACGCAGCGGACTTGTGAAGAGCCTGATACAGCGTGAAGCTGTTCGGCCGCACAGTGCCGCGGGCCATCTGGGTATCGAGAGACACATAACCGAGGGACTGACCTCCGGTAATCGACGCGAAAGTGGTCAATGTATTGACGTCAAGCTGTGCCTTGGAGATGGCGCCCTTGGCAAGCAGGTCTTCATTCGTTGGGAACCGTGCCCGACGCGTGTTCTGCCGGAACATCTTGGAAATGGCATTGGCCTTGGCTATGGCCGGCGCCGTGTCCCGCTGTACCTTCTCAACCAAATCGGGATTCATCCCCGCGAAGGACATATAAACATCCTTCAGGGGATCGTTCGGGTTGATGTGCCTGATCATCACGTCGAGGGCTTGGCCCATCGCCATGTCGAACTGGGCTTTGCTGGTGATGAGGTTACCGCCGTCGGGCATGATCCTGTTTCCCTCTCGTCAAATCTCAGGCCGCAGCCCGGCCGAAAAGCATCTGTACCGCCGTCGAGGACTTCGCGATGCGGTCCGTGACGATCTTCTTGTCGATCAACCCGGCCGCCGCGGCACCCGCCTTGGAAATGATGTCGAGCGCGGCAAGACGATCGGCGTCGAGCAACTGTCCAGCGTCGCACAGTTCTTCGATCCGCTGCGGAGTCACCTGCGCGATGGTATCGCCGGCCACCGACTTGCTGATCTCGGGTACGACACCGGTTCCACGGGACTGCCCCATGATGGTGGACATCATTCCCTGGACATCGGTCTTCAGCAAACCGAACCCACTGAGCGCGTCATCGATCTTCTTGCCCATGGCTTCGATCGCCTTGGCGGCGCTGTCATCCTGGTTTCCGGTCGCCGGATCCTGCTTGGCCGCCTGGTTGCCCTTGGCCGGCTTCTTGGCCTTGGACTTGGCGTCGCCCTCTTCCTCTTCCTCTTCGTCCTCTTCCTCTTCGTCCTCTTCCTCTTCCTGGACGACATTGATGTCGGCCTTGGCGGCGAGGGTCAGAATATCGGTCTCGAAGTGTGCCTTGGAAAGTTCCTTCGACAAACGGGCAATCGCAAGAGCCTTCCCAAGGAAGAGCGCGGCGCGCTTGTCCAATTCCTTTGCCGACTTGCGGCAGGCCTTCCGTTCTTCGGCGGTCTTCATGTCCTTCGCCTTGTCGCGGGTCTTCGCGGCCTTGGCGATAAGAACACGCGCCTTGGCGAGGAACGACTTGACCAAGAGCTTATTGGCGACCGGCGACTTGGAGATCAGGGTGCGCGCCTTGGCCGCATTGATCTCGACAACCTCCGATTCCTCTTCGTCCTCTTCCTCTTCGTCCTCTTCCTCTTCGTCGTCTTCTTCCTGTTCGGACTTGACCAATCCGGAAAGGATTGCGGCGACGGACTTGGAATGCTCGATCAATGAGCCAATGGCCTCGGTCTGCGCCTTGGAGGCGGCGGCGACCGGTTCCATGATACGCGCCAGACTTTCCGCGGTCAGCGTTGTTCCATTCTGCGGGGCGGGCATCGAATAATCGCGCACCATGCGTTCGGCACCGCCGCCCGAGGAAGCTTCGGAAGGACCAGTCTTGATCTCTTCGCGCTGCGCGCCCTTGTTCATATTGCCCTCCAACCAATGATCGCCGACGACTTCTCCCGGCTTCAGGCTCTGAGCGGCGGAAAGATCCGCAGCGGCCTTGATCAAATTGCCATCCTTGATGGACGATTCGATCTCGTTCATCGGGGTATTCTGCAGGATGTGCAGGGCACTGAGGATCTCACTCATCTTGCTCATTCGAAAAATCTCCGTGGCTGCGCATCTATCGCAACGGTTCGTCTGTTGAAGTCATGATAGTCGGCGGGCATTTGATCCCAAATACCTATTCTTCATTGCGTCAAAAGATAGTGCATCAACGCACGAGAAAGAATCTCGGCCGTACTGCCATCAGCCCCGCAGCATTGGCGGAAATGCACAGAGAAACCAAGCGTGGAAGGAAGAGCATCGCTATACGGACAATGCCCGGGAAAAATATGCCGTGCGTGCTGCCCAACCAATTCATCCATTGACTTAGGCACATCCATCGGCAATTGGGCATAGGTTGGAATCACTGGAACGGAAGAAGCTGTTCGCAACGCTGGCAGATCAGATGGAATCCCCGCCACGCCTTCGGCTGATCCGGGTTGCCCGGGGGCACCGTGATCCTTCGCCAGCAAACGAGACTTGATGATCGCTTCCACATGTGATTTCGCCGAGACAATCTTGGCGTAGCCTTGCAGATCGGTATTGACCGGGTTCCGAGTGAAAGCAAGCGACCGCCAGTCAATGCCCTTTATGACGAAGCGCGTTGCCCCACCATACGACGCGCCGCCATCCCGACAATCCTCAACCATATCAGGCATCGGGTAACCAAAAATTGATGCCCTCCACCGAACCGGGGGTTCAGACTGCAAGCTCTCCCAGAATTCATCGTATCGTCGATTCTTAGGATCGTATGTTCCATCGGGGGATCGCGCGATTTCACCGACGACCCCGGTGCGGCCACCGCCCAAATCCTTTACCGACAATGGACGACCAATAATATACGACAACGGATTAGGGATGCCCAGCCGATCACCAAGTTCGGAATAATGATCGATGTCAAGATGTCCGTTCGCAACAAAACTTATGGCTGAATCAAGGAGCGCCTTTTGTAGAACGATATCTCCTTGACTATCCACTGTTTCACTGCTTGCTTCAACAGAAACAATCCGACGACCATCGGCCACGACCTGTGACTTCATGACAATTGGTATGTCAAGGATAATGGCGTCCTGAAACGTGTCGAGCATATCTGTGCAACCCGTGAACAATTGCCTCTAGGTTAGCCCAGTGCTTATCGGATCGGGATACCTATGAAAAAAAGACCCCACTACATGAGCGGGGTCAAGGTTGGGGAGGAAACGTCTACACGGTGTCAAGTTGGACAAGTACCAGATCAGAATCTACGGGTGAATCATCTTCTGGTCAAGAACATTCAGTTGATCAGGCCAAGGACGCCACGGCCGGAAGCAATCAACACGGCGCCGGACATGGAAGGCGATTGCGCCAGGTCGAACTGGCGAAACCACCAGAGAAGTGGAAGTCTGGAAGCAACACGATTCCACCAGTTGCGATCTGTCTTGTCGACCTCGATCGTCACGCCATCAAGCCAGTTCATGAAATATGGACCCCACCAATTTCGCGTGGCGTGATAAGAGGATTCACAATACAGATCGCGCCGAGTAGCGGCGGCGAAATAAGATAATCGGGCATCCAGGGCATCCGTTCGAGTAACCCTCGTATAAAGATCACCCCGCTTCTCGACAACCGCCTTCTTATTCCGCCAATCTTCGCAAACGCGGCAGGAACAATCCTTATCCAATACTTGATAATTATAATGTTCCAAGGGGCCATAGACCCTCATGCCACGGCCTCCTGTTCTTCATCACTCATCCCGTAAGTATCCGTCACCGCAAGCAACTTCTCCGGGCCAAGCAACATCGGTCGAATATCAATTTCCACATTCGCCGAAGCCAGGAAACGCAGCCATTCCGCCCGCCAGGCCATGACACTGACATATCCGTGCGGACTTCCATTTCTATCTATGCAGGCCTGGCAAGTCTCCATGTCCCGCCACCCCCCACCACAGTACCGACTGCCATCCGTCAAATCATGCCGCGGGCAAACACTCTCCGCATCGGTCGGACGATAGATGACAGGAACACCAAGGCGAGCCACAAAAGCGAGCACTGACGGATGCAATTTTCCAATCGCGGTAACGATAACCCGCTCGATGTCAAGGTGCCGCATCGCAGTTGCCGCAACATCAGGTCGCTCGATCGGGAAAGCCCGAACATTCTCCATCGGAGGTGAGGTAATCACGCCAGCGCCATCGTGGAAGGCCATTTCATAGATCGACACTCGATCCCCGCGCTCCTCGTCGATAGATCCAGATGGGCCAATCAACAAAACGGCAGATTTCTTCAATTCCTTTACCCAGGACAATGGCTCCGGACTCCAATTCAGCACGTCAAAATTGGTTCCGACCACTAGCGTCCTATCCTGGACCAGCATGATAGACAAATTGTTGTTCCAGTATGGATCAACGTCTGGATATTTGTCACGAAGAAGTAATCCTTCCGTTATCTGTAGCGTTCGCCCTTCCGAAGTCATTGGGCTCACCCGGGTAACACCTTCGTAATGCTGCAATTCCGCATGGGTTGCCACAACGTTAACAAGCCCCCGACGCCGCATCTCCCAACCAAATGCGACATCATTGAAGTTATGCGCGAATTCTTCATCCAGGCCACCGACCAAATCGAATAGTTCTCGGGAAACGAGCATGCACGCGCCAGTCACCACTGTAGCTTCGTGACTTATACAGGCAATGCCGTTATAGCCGACATATTGTGTCGGCATGCCCTTGTGATAATGCCCGGTGACACCGTTCGAACAACACACGCCGACATGCTGAATCAGTCCATTCGGGTAAGTCAGGCGAGCACCTACCGTACCAACGCCTGGAATTTTCGCCGCTCCAACCATTTCACTGAGCCAGGATCGCGAAACAACTCGGGTGTCATCATTCAGCAAACACAGAAATTCACCATCTGTCCTGGCAACTGCCCAATTATTGAGCGTTGACCAATTATAGGGCTCATTCCATTCCACTACGCGCACACGAGCATCCAACAAACCTTCTCGCAGATATCGCTTCATCTCGGGATTGGTCGTGTTGTTACTGACGATAAGAACTTCGAAGTTCTGATAATCCGTCATCGACAAAAGGGTAGCGAGGCATGGCCCCAACATATCGAGATTGTCTTTGGTCGGAACAATGATCGATACCTTCGGCTGTGGGGCGTCAGGGGACGCTGCATAAGACACATCCATGAGGATTGGTCCAACGCCATGACGATCAATCCGCACGGGCCACCCAATGGCTCGCGCCGCTTCTTGGGCAACGACCAACTTTCGATCCGCAAGCGCAACGAATGCCTCCGGGGCAGTCGGTGGGCGAAGATGAGCCAATACGCGCGGCACGTGGACTAGGGATCCACGGTCGCGCCGCGCCGCGGCATGCGCAGCGCGATAAATATCAACCTCGCTGACTTCTGATCCATCTGGGATTTCAAGAAATGACCGGCGCACCATAACCACCTGCGACACATAGTCACGGGCAAACAGCATGTGGTGATCGAAATCTGGTTTGAAATCATGCGCGGCGCGCCCCATTTTCGGCAGCGCGTAATCATGATCCGCATAAGCGAATACTGAATCAAGGCCTTTCACAGCATCAAGAAAGACTGCGGCGGCATGATCCTCAAGCTTGGCATCTTTTTGCGTGAACAAGATCCATTCCGAATTTCCCGAAAGAACCTCCCCGTATCGACATACGGCAACGTCGGCAGAAGAGATAACGGGAATCAGTTCCCGCCCGCGAGGCCCGAGCGTATCGACATAGCGAACCCAGGTCGCATAATCCCCATGCTCCTGCGGGGGGATGAACCGGTATCCATCCCGATGAAATTGCAATTCAAGCCGTTCGCGAAACGCTCCAAGGGCAATCTCATCTGTCTGACCCTGCGCCCACCGCATCCCGATCCGAGCAGCGTACAATTGCGACATCTCGGCTGTGAACGTATGCGTCTGTTGTACAGCCACGAAAACTTCCGTATTGACCACGTTCTGAAATCCACGCGAACCGGCCATCGCGCTCCATTCCAACACGGCGAATTCAGGATATTCCCCGTGTTCGATGGCGGGATAACCAAGCGCACGGAGCGCCGGCGCGCGGATAAGAAGAACCGGTCCGCTCGCTATGGCGATTTGAATTTCATTGGCATCCGCTGCACACAACTTATCGAGAGACGCCACAACCGTATCATCCACCGTCACGAATTCTCGCCGTGGAAATCCGGTAATCCCCCCATCGTTGGTCATGACGGAGACACTGGCGACTTCATCCCGTCGGGTACTCTTCCATAAGGTCCTAACCTTCTCGGCAGTCAGCGTAACCCCAGGGCGCACGACCAGAATGTCGCTATTGCGGGAACCGGAGAACAACGCCAATGCCTCCGGTAAAGAGGGAACGATCCTACCGACAGAAGCCAAACTGTCATCCAGCCCGGAGCCCACGATAATCAATTTGCTGGCCGAATTAGGCTTAGCTTTCTGCGCCACGAAGGGCGCTACCCCATCCGGCAACCATCCACAAAGACGCTCCTCGGCATGGTCTTCCAAGACATAATTCGTCTCGACCCACCGGCGCATACGCTCACCCGCGAATTCTCGGCGAGCTTTGTCCCATGAGATGAATTCTCGAATCAGCGAAACCCACTCTTCCGGAGAATCGGCGTAACCGACGAGTGGCGGTGTGTTCGTCTTGTAGGGGTCTACCGGCGAAGCGATCACCGGATAGCAACAAGCGCCGGCCTCGACGAGACGTAAATTCGATTTGCACCGATTAAAAAGATTCTCCTCCAGGGGCGCAACGACAAGATCCACTTCAATGCTGGCCAGGGCCTGAAGATATTGTTGCGGACCGGTTGCCCCACAGAATTCAACGGAGGTACCCAGGGGAACATCCGGCTGCATACCAAGAAATACCCAGGTTACCTCATCTCGCAATTCAGCGAACACGTCATTCAACAAGGCCAAATCGCCGTGATGCCCGATGCCTCCGCCCCAACCAATGCGAAGCTTGTCATCCTTCCGCAACTGGGGTTCGGCAAGGGTCTTACGACGCATGCCATCGGCCAACTGGACATCCTCGCGGGCCAGCATATTCGGCACCACGCGAACCGCCGTACCGGGTTCACAGATCGATAGCATGTGCTGGCGGAGTGGTTCGGTCGTGACCGTCACCGCATCGCACAGGGCCACGGCCTTTTCCGTCCGCGCATCAATATCCAACGGCATGAACGGACGATGCCACGACTTTTCCGGTACCGCGGACAAGGCATCGTCAATCTCATAGACAAAGAACGCATGCGGAAGCGCCTCGCGGTATTGCCGCATGATATCGATCTGACTCTCCTCCGCCTGGCGCTGCCAGACCACCACATCCGGCTCAAGAGCCAAGATCACATGCGGAGGAAGAAACATTGGCTCGGCACGACCATGCATAAGACCAAGTTGCTGCATGCATTGCATAGGTCTCATTATCCGGTGCCATCCGCACCCACTTTGATCTCCGGGGTGAGCAAGGATATATGGAGGACGGGTAAGCATTCGCTTAGCAGCCAAGACAATTCTCCTGTGGCAAATTCAATTATTCATGAGATTCAGATGCAGAGTCCCTACGAACACCGCTTGTATGCCCATGTTCTTCACTGAGCGCAGGGTCCGTTTTGCTGTTCATCAGATTCCCAGACGCACCATCGCCTGACACGTCGACGCCAAACCATTTCTTCAACAATGGCGCCGAGAGCGTTTGGAAGATACCCGACAAATTGGGATCGATCGGCGCCATGGAAGCCACGACGGCTAATTTCTGAAGATCTTTCTCTTCTTCGGAAGAAACCAGGCCCTTGAGACGCTTGATGTCAAAGATTTCAGACAACCGCCGCAGCCCGGACAACGCGCGGGCTTCGGCCCAGGTCATGGCGTTCTTTTTGAACTCGAACCGGCGCGCATCCTCCTTGGGAGACTTGCCGCTGAAAACAAACCGCAGATTCGGCCAGCGAGTCCATAGAAGATATTCGTTGATCACGTTCTCAATGTGAATGAGCAGCGGTGCCAATCCCGGATCATCATCATCGACCAATTTCGCCGAAGAATCGGGAAGCGGCTCGGTATCCTTGCCATGCCCGCTGATCCGATACCCCAGCCGCCGCACTGGAAACCGATAAACCGTGGCGAAGGCACCCATGATCATGTTCATGAGTTCCTTGTAGACACCCTCATTACCCTTCAATTGCGAAAAATCGATCAACTCCAACTTACTCTGCTCGGAAAGTCCAATAACCGGCAATGACCATGCCTTGGTGATACCCTTCTTGAGGTTGGTCCACATGCGGTTGAGAAGATCGAGTTGCCGTTGTGTTACTTGCCCACCAGAAAGTACGAGTAGCCCATGCGGGACTGAACTTCTGTCGAAACTATCAAGATTGAAGTCTACGGCATTCTGAAATCCTTTGATCAATCGCATCGAGATCTCGATCTCAGAATAACCATAACCGAGCGCATCCGGGTCCATTCTGGGATTTCTTACATATACCGCAAGCTCATCTCGCTTGAACTCGCAGACTACCTTCGCGCCCTCGTCGATCGCCACGGCAAATATTTCTTTTCTACCTTCATATCCACCCGGACCGACCAACCGGATATTGCCGCCAGGCAACAGACTGTACCCCTTGACCTTCCCATCATTCGACATGTCCGTCCACACCGCGATCATGTCAAAGGTGAGCGTGTCGCGGACCAGGGCGGAAAGAAACTTCTGAAAATCGGACAATCGATTGGCATCTCGTACCCGGGCATCCTTGAGACCCAGATCGATTGACGAATTCATCAGAAATAATTCGGCCTCGCGCATGTCCTTGAGATCAGTGAGCGATGGATTCTCTTCATTGGCCAACGGCTCGACCCGCCAGCCCGGTTGCCATGGTTGCGATGACAACTGTGAATAACGAAGTACATCATCGCATCGCATACCAATGATCATCTGCGGCGCGACGTTTTCCCGCACAATCTTGCGCAAAGCTTCAGGAGCGATGCCGGGCCATTGAAGAACGCCGGAATTATATGCTTCCGGCATATAGGAAATCTTGCCGAAGGAAAAGATGCCCATCGGCGGTCCGATAGAGGCCTTCGCCGCCTCGGACATGTCCATGTTTCGCATGGCCCCGGAAAACACCTGCATGTAGGCGTCAACATCGCCCACCTTCGACAGAATCTCCTCTGGAATCATGGTACTCTTGGCATCGAATCCGACAAGCCCATCAATGCTCGGAAACATCGGATGTGCAGCGCCCTTATTGGGATCGAACTTGTCTTTGGATTCCTCAGCCATATGCTATCCCGGCCCTCGCTCAACGTACAATTCACAGGTATCAAGCGATACCTTGTTCATCCCATGGCGCCTGCACCACGATCCCAGATATTCCTGGCAGGTTCCACAGAACCCGTAGAATGGATCAGATACCAAACTAGGCAATTCTCCGAGCATCGTCAAGAATTGTGCGCGCCTATCTCCATGCTCACCGACATAATCCCCCGGCATCAGCATGTCCGTACTATTCGGAGTGCCGCGTTCCGGCGTCCAATCACTTGGCAGCACTGCACCGCCGGCGCCCAGCTTGATAGCATAGGTTACCAGATGGACAAGCGCATCGACCTGATCGCTTGACGCATCGTCCTCGCCGGAGAAGTCCTTCAGCTCGGTTTCCAGGGCGCGCAACCATGGGCATGGCGAATCTGGCGTCTCAATAGGAAATAATACCCGATGCAACCGGAACCATCCCTGAACAGATCCCGCGCCGCCACCAATTCCATTCACCGCGCGCTGTCGCTTGCCCTCTTCGGCCTTGACTTCCTGAATAGGCGCCCCGGCCGAACGAAGATTCTGAATCAGCGCGATGCCCGACGATTTATCTTCGACGAGCGATACATCCGGCGACCATTTTCGCGTCTCGATCTTGAACGCCGCGGTCAATCCGCCCCAACCCACCTTATCGCGGAACACGTCGAGGATCAGAACATCAAAATGATCCTCGCAGGGGCCTTCGACCGCGGGATCCTCTCCACAATGATACTTGTTGCATGGAATCAAGAGCCCGGTGATACAGACCGTATGCGCCGAAGTCGCCGTGTCTTTCGAGGCGGTATCCCATGCCTGCCCGACGCTATGCCCACGCGCGATAAAGGCTTGAACCGTCGGCACCGCACGACCCAGGCACAAATTATCAGGGGGAATGTAGTAGGCGAAGTCGGATTGTGTGAAAATGCTACCAATTCGATTGCCGGGACGGCATTGATAGGTCGATTCGAAAGTCATCGGTTCACCGCGCTTGACAGCACGGACTTCGCCCCGCTTCTGGTCCGATTCCGGCCAATAGAACGCGAATTTGCCCTTCCCGACCGGATCGATACCGTAATGAACTTTAAGCCGTTGCACGAGGCACCAAAGACGTGACGAAATCAACAATCCGTGGCAGGATATCACAGATTTTACGGAGATTCCGATGAAATTTGCACTTGTGACACTCAACAGCCTCGAATATGCACCACTGGCGGATCTTACATTCACCAATAACAAGTTGAAATACTGCGAAAAACACGGATATTCAACATTTCATCGTACCGGTGGTCCTTCCTGTGGAGTAATCGGCTTCGACAAGCTCTATTTTCTTAGAGAATTGCTCGATTCCGATGATTCTGACTGGTTCTTCTGGTGTGGCTGCGATTCGCTGATCACAAATTTCAATAGAACGCTCAAATCCTTCGTCGAATCCGAAGAAAAGGACTTCATCATCGGCCGAGACGTCAATGGAATCAATGCAGATGCCTTCTTTCTGCGAAATTCGGTCGAATCTAAACGATATCTTGCTCTTTTGCTTGGCCTGTTCCCCAATTATCGAGGGCATTTCTGGTTCGAGCAACAAGCCATCATCGATACTCATGCATTGTATCCGGAAATTGTAAAGGTTATCTCGCAAAAGGCCTTCAACGCGTATGACTATGCGCTTTATCCCCAGCATGCCGGGGATCCTTTAGCGGTGGAGGGGCAATGGGAACCGGGTGATTTCCTCATTCACTGGCCAGGGACATCGTTGCAGCATCGAATCGAACTGGCCAAAACATACTTGAACAAAATTACAGGCATCCCCGAAGAATGACACTCGCGCTATCCTCCCGTAGCAGCAGGAGAATTCTAGAATGCGCGTGCTCGCTTTCGGTAGTAGAACCTACACCAACCAGACCAATATCAATTCGGCGCTGAACACCATTCACGCGGCAACACCGGCTGAAATTCTTATCACCGGATGCTCCAACCGCACCGTCGACATCTACGCGCGTACCTGGGCCAAGAGCAAAGGCGTTCCGATTATCGATCTGGATGACTACATCTCAGGAAGTTCCGGCAGCTACGGCCCCCAGCACAATGCCGCGCTGTTGCTCAAGGGCTATCCGGGAAGCGTCGTGGTCTTCGGAGATCCGACAAAGGATGGAGAAGTCGCGGACATGATCAAACGATGCCAGGACCAGAAACTTACGCTTACGCAGCAAGTCAGCTAACGAAGCGCGCCACAGCTTCGATTACATCTTCAGCGCTTATCGCGCGCACACAGGCATCATCCCCACGACGACAGGCCAAGTTCGTCGTGGGAATTGATGCCTGTTCCAAACATCCCGCGCATTCGATGTTCGCATCCAGAACCACCGTGTTCCAGGCTAGTTCGTTGTGCCGATAAGGCGCGCGATATTTCCCGCGGACCGATGTATAAATTCCGACGATCGGCACCTCGGTTGCGCCAGCCAAATGCAGAAGCGACGAATCGCTTCCAATATGGCAAGACGCCCGGGCAATCAAACTGGCGGTATCGCGCAGGGATAACTTGCCGACGGCCGATTGCACGTCGTTGCCATTCTCCCGGACAAAATCACCGGTCCCACCGACCATGACGACACGCCGATGTAATCTCCCTACGATGCCATCAACGACGGCATTCCAGAAATCGGGAGGCATCGTCCGATTGGTCCAGGAATGAGCACCGTGAATCGTAACGTACCCGTAACGACCAATCTTGGGATTTGGCGCATCGTGATCGAAGATGATGGATTTGTCACCAGCCTGTTCGCCAAAAGCCATCTCGAAATAGGCATCGACGATATGCATGCTCGGCCGATTCTCATAAGCCAAATCAAGGTTAGCCCCGCGATCATACGCAATGTTCGGCGGGTCCGCGCTGAATGTGGATGCAACGTGGGGATTACGCTCAAGCGCGCTGGGCGTACCTGTCTGGACGTGAACTTCCCAACCAGCTTCCGCGAACCGCCGGATGACCGGCGTCGTGCAAAGGACATCGCCGAGAGCGGCCTGACGACGAATTAGAATTCTATTCATGGCAATTCGCTCCACCAGGCATGCCCAAGATCTTCACCAGCTTCCGCACCTCGATAATGAACACATAGAATATCGCTGGCAGGCTCAAAAATCCTACAAACATCTGGACGATTTTCATAATCCCCGCACCGCCCATCAAGTTGAAGCCTAGGACAAATAAACACTGCCCCCCCCGTGATTTATTCTCCTTGAATCTAAATGGAAGATTCAATACATCCATCAGGATGTTTGCCTTCCTTTCCGAAGATATAAGCATATAGTGCTCAGTATCTCCTCTCGGAATCCTCAAGTCATGACTATGCAGTCCCATTTCTCGGCAACAGGCACCTGGCGCATAGCATCTGTCACAAAGACTACTCATCTTCTCTTGGGAACGGGCCTCAAGCACCCCAGCCAGGCTATTCTCGGGAATGGCGGAAAGATTCATATCCGGCGCAGCACGAATTCAATGGCGCACTCGGCCTCGGACATCAATGTCTGATCTCCACGCTCCCGGGGATTGTGATAGTCCCTGATCAAGACCAATCGCTCCAATTCAATCTCCCGCACGGTATCCGATTCGTTCGCCACCGACGCGAGAAGATCAGTCACCGCGATCAGTTGCGGCTTCCGCGGGCCACCACCGGTCGCCTGCCCGCAAATAGCGGCGCTGGTCATGCAAAACCGCCAACGGTGCTCGCCGCTGAACCGGCTCGGCCAGCAGCCATGCTCGTAAAGCTGCCAATCCGGAACCGTAATGATCAGATGTCCGCCCGGGCGTACCGCCCGGACCCAATTATAAAACGCCTGATAAGGCATATCCAAATGTTCGAGACAATGCGAACTGGAAAGCCAGTCATATGAATCATCGTCGACGCCATCCAGAAACTGGGCATCGCCGTCAGCCTTGTCCCATTCGCGAACGGATGTAATCTTCGGAAACAGGTGCGCGCTCTTGGACATGCCATCAGCGCCGGCGCCAACGTCAAGACCATCCCCGACGAAATACGTCGAGGCAAAGATGGGATCGCGGGAGCGGCGGCGGCAGGCCTTTGACTGTTCGTTCATAACCTTCACCTTATCAGATCGAGCACTCCGGATAATACGCAGGCTATCAGACCGACGAAGAGAATCAACTCCAATGCGGTAAACCTCAGAATAAATGATTCCGAAGCATCTTGCTGTTTGGCACGATCCACTCAGACAAGCCCTTCATTGAAACAACAAACCAGCCCATCCGGAACCTGAACATCCCAATAAAGGCGGTCGGTTTTCTCGCGCTCCGCAGGTAAAGTCATGATTACCCAGTCCTCGGACTGCTCCTTGGCAAGATGGGCATAAATGTCATCATCGCGCCAACGCCTGCCCGCCATGATGAACCGCGCTCCTCGTGGATCGGCACGACCAATCACAGTGTCATAATATGACGATATTACTTTCAGACATGCGGCACTAGACGACGCATTCTCTTTGTTGTGTATGTCATCGATAAGCAATACTCTGGCATGTTTGCCCGTCAACGCGGCGGATGTCAGTCCCGCGGCGAAGTATGTCGCATCGGGATCCCCGGGATTCCGCCCAGTCACATACATTCCCCGCTCGGTGCTCCAACCAGCTTCTTTGTCGGCCTTCACCTTGGGGAAAAGCTGCGACCACTGAAAGGAGGTATCAACCCATTCCATGACCGCTTTCTGAAAGCCCTGCATCAAAGCTTCGCCGGCGGATAGACCGAGAATCGTTGTCGTTGGATCGTGCCCGACGGTGAATGCGGGATAGGCTACGGATAGCATCAAACTCTTGCCCGCTCCCGGGCCAATCAGAATCATGAGCTTCCGTATGCGATTATCCATCAGCGCCCGCGCCGGATCGCGCAAGTGCGGCGGTAGCGTAATACCGCGATCACGAAACATCACATTGTAGAAAGTGACGAATCCTTCATAGGTGTAAGGAAGGGAAAGAGAAGAGGAAGCTGGGGAATCGATCAATTCCCTTCACCCTTCGCCAATTGTTCCGCAACCGAACGGATTCTCTCCACCAGCAAACGATCCTTCGCCGGCTGGAGGATATAAGGAACAACGCCGAAATAACCGATCAGGATATATTGAACAAGGACGAAGAGCGCATAGCCGGGATAAACCAGACCTATGCATAGAAACGAACAGGTCAGAGACCACAGCAAAAGGCACCAGGCTTCCAGAAGATTCCGCAATGTCCTCGCGTGCTTTATTCCGTAAATGCAACAAATGATAACGAACACAATCACCGCATGAAGCGCCGGTATCCAAATTTTGCAAACGACACGGGGCCAGGACGAATGCTGAATGACATCGGTTGCCTGGAGCGCCAGGAGAATAGCCCCAACGACCGTCAACAAGAACCAGCACCATCCCTCGCGCACGCCGCGACGAAAATATTCAGCGTCATCCATGCCCTTTCTCCATCCCCGGGATATAAAAACAGCGGGCGCCATCCTTCGACCGTACCACTTCCATCGATTCGAACGATACCTCCGGACCCAATATCAGGAATGGTTGCCCAGGGTACCGCAATTGCATCCAGGTACTGAAATCCTCGGCCAATCGCATATCGGCAACGGGGCTAAGGAAGCGCAGAATGAATAATCCATCGGGTGCCGACGTCTGACACATGCGCAACTCGACCCCGGCCGCTACCGTCGCCCGCACGGCCACGGCGCCCAATCGGGTAAGATCAAGTTCCCCCGTCTCAACATCCTTCACCAGCGCATCGCGCAGCGCATCGCGCAGCGCCTGCCCAACCATACGGGAAAGAAAGTCATCAACCATATCGCGTTCAGGAGTCATGCTCATCCTCCCCGAAGCATGTTTGTAATGACACCCGCCGCAAAGAAGAACGAGCCGGTGAGGAAGAACCAATTACTCGGGTTTCTCATTCTGTTTTCTCGCTTTATACATCCGCATATACTTCGTCATGTACTTACTCTTCCTCTTCCGATGCGCAGCCGCCAGCGTCTTCGGCCCAGTCCCCCGAATCTGCCCTTCCGGTGGTACGGGCGCCCAACCGAATGCGGTTTCGAGGGTAACACCGCGCAAATCTTTCGGCTCTCTGCCGTTCAGCCCAACGTATCTGACAATATAACGATTGTCCAATAATGACCGTTCGGCAATCAAGAATTCCCCGCGCATGGGCATTGCGGCAACTGGACGCCATTCGATCAGCGCCGCTCCACCTTCTTCGGTCCACTTCAATTCGCGGTTGGCCAATCCGCGTATCCAGGCGGATACGGTCTTGCCAATACGGCGCGCTTCCTTCTTCCACAATCTATGTTCGGACGTGGACGCCCGAACATGGAGAAATTTATCTAGCGTCGACACCGTCGCCACCGAAGATACCCGATTCCGCGGGGGTCATTCTTGAATTCCCCGGCGTTCCAGCATCATGTCGGCGACCGCGTAAGCGTAATCCGCATAGGCTTTCTCGAACCCACCGACATCATGTTCGGCATTCGGCACCCAGCGACCGGCGAACAGACCGATCATCGCCTGGCCGGCGAACCAATCGCGCAGGGTCAAGCCTCCGGTCCCCAGATCATTCAGTCTCTGCACTTGCGAATGGGCAAGAACATCTTCGGGCGCCTTGATCTTCATCATGAATCCTCCTCGTCCGTTCGCGTACGCGCACGCGAGGACATCCCCATCGCCGCGCGGTAAACTTCCAACAAACTCTCCTGCTCGATCAGATCAAGAGGGCTCTTCGACCGTTCGGCGATAAGCTTCTTCATGATCTTGGTATCAAACCCGAACGACTTCGCCTCTTTGTAGACCTCGGAGACATCGGAATTCAGCGCCTTGATCTCTTCGCGCAAGCGCTCGATCCGGTCGACGAAGGATTTCAGCGCATCGGCGGAGACGGAATTGTGACCGGCGGCAGGTGTTGGTTCAGGAGCGTTCATAGGGGATCACTCCCCTCAACCGCGTCATCATCCGGTGCCGCGGCCAACGCATCGAAGAGCGTTCGAGACGATACCGCTTGAATGGGATGCCGGTATATGCCAACGCCTCCAGCAGATCCACATCTTTCCTCAACGTCCGTCTTCTTGAATTCGATGACGATATCACGGACCGATGAATATGCGGCGGGAACCGCAATATTCTCGATCTCATGCCCATCGATAATTCTTATGGACCGGAAATGCTTGAGAATCAACGCGTGAAACTCTTCCTCGGTCAAAACGATCTTCATGACTTAACCTCCTCAGACAATATCCGCACCACCGCGGTTCTCAGTACCCTGATCTGATCCGACAGATTATACGGTAACGGCGGGTGGTCCGGCGCCATCTCCCATGAACCATCAGCGTTGAATACCGCGCCCAGTTCCCGCGCCTCCTTGATGCGAAGGCGGGCGGTATCGAGGAAAGATGGAACCAGAAGCTCCATCACCGCCTCCTGAAATATTTCAACAGGCGCTCCACGACGTAGTCCCGCATGCCCGCGGTCAAGCCGGGATAGACCCCGATGAACAGCGCCTGGCGCATCAGCCGATCAGTTTCGGTCAACGGCGCAACAAGCCGATGCGGTATGTCCGCATACCCAGGCTGCCGAAGGATATTGCCGGCGAATAACAGCCGCGTCTCAATCCGCGACCCGGCAAGATACCGAAGCAAATCGACACGGTCGACGTGATCCCGGAGGATCAGGGGGAATCCGAACCAGGAGGGTTCCGCGGCCGGGTCGACGCTGGCGAATTCGACGTGTTCGGCCAAGTCCCCCAGCGCGGTACGGTAGTAGTCATAGTTGAACCGACGCTGGGTAATGAACGATGGCAATCTGGCCAACTGCGCGATGCCAACCGCCGCCTGGAGATCGGTCATCTTCAAATTGTAGCCGATCTCCGAATAGACGTATTTGTGATCGTAGCCATGCGGCAAATCGCCATGATCCTGCTCATAGCGCTTCCCGCATGTGTCGGATGCGCCCGGCATGCACCAGCAATCCCGTCCCCAATCCCGCAGGGACGGCACGATCTTGGAGAACCGTGAATCATTGATCGCCACCCCGCCACCCTCGCCGGTCGTCATGTGATGCGCCGGGTAGAACGATACCGAGGACATGTGCCCGAAGGAACCAATCAATTGCCCATTATAGGTCGCGCCAAGGGCATCGCAGCCATCCTCCAGGAACCATATTCCATGCCGGTCGGCCAGTTCGCGCAACTTCGTAACATTGTGCGGACTGCCAAGCGTGTGCGGAATGAAGATGGCTCGGGTGCGCGGACCGATCGCCGCCTCGACCTGGGCATAATCGGCGTTCAGCGTATTTACCGCGCAATCGACGAAGACCGGAATGAGACGGTTCTGCAGGATCGGCGCCAGCGTCGTCGGGAAAGTGGCCGCCGGCGTGATAACTTCATCCCCATCAGTCGCCCGAATCGGGCACCCCCTGGCACACAGCGCCGAAACCATCAACAGATTGGCCGAGGACCCGGAATTGACGAGGCAAAAACGATTGACCCCGAAATATTGACGCAGCGCGCGTTCCAGCCGAACTGCGTAGGGTCCGGCGGTCAGCGTGAAATCCAGGGCCGAAGAAACGAGCGAAACTATTTCCTCGGCGCCGAAAACCCGGCCAGCGTAATGGACCGTGTCAATGCCTGGGCGAAACGGCTCGGAAACATGCGCCAGGCCTTGATAGACTGCGACATCCCGCAGAATCTGCTGACGGAGAAAGGCGGGAGCATCACTCATCCGACATGTCCACTCCGCTCGTTCCGAGAGGACGCTCCGCCCAACCCTCCACCGTCAGCCGCCTGATTTCCCGGTCCAGATACCACGCCGCCTTGCGCAGATCGGTGATCCTGTTGCTACCGGGTTTGCGACCGGCCCGCAGGACATATTTCAGCAGGTTGCCGAGACAAAACCCCAGCTTGTAGTGCTCGATGATCTTGATCGCCTCAAAGGGATCATCAACACCGCCATAATGGGCCGGATGGTTCACGAGACTGTCATCGTGCGCACGAGGACCGGATTCCCTCATCAGGGGTGTATCCACGAATTTCATTTGGCTCCGCGCGACTTCCGCAGGGGATGTCATGCTCTCAACCTCCATGCCTTCTGTTCCAACCAATCAGTTACCCAGGACATCGCCCAGCCGATCGCGCCGGCGATCACCAGACAAATGCCAAGAGCCAGCGCCAGTATGCCGATGTCCATCATGGTTCGATCACCGGCAAAGTATCAGCGATCTGTGGCGAAATGACGGTACCCAAACGCCGAACGCCGGCCATCTCATTCGGATCGACCATATACCAGGCACCGTTCATCAGGAGAAGAACGGCGGCACCGATAACTCCACGCTTTATGATGCGCGGAAGGGGTGGAAAGGCGTGTTCGGCGGAAGAAGGAATACCGACCATGATGATACCCCGCAGTGTGAACACAAGTTCGTTCCGCACACCCTATAGATTAGGTATTGCAGGTGTCAAGGATATTGTGAACACGTTTTTCGGTCCGGGTCGTTGAATAATGGATATCTGCGCTAGGGGGCAGGCCATTCGCCCGCCGTTGAACGCGGTCCGCCCCACCTCCCTACCACCTTATGCATCAGCCGCACCACGCGCGGGCCCGCGGGAAGGCTCGCCTTGAGACTGCCCCTGCCCCTCAATAACTCGCAATATATTGTGCAATATGTTGTGAGTGGCGGAAATGCTGGGGATTTTAGGGGGTAAACAGACTTTAGACAGTGATACTAGCAATGAAATCGTGAATGCAATGATTTCATGACATAACGAGAAGTCCATAAATAATTGATGTCATTGGCGATTATTCTCTTGACACCTCTATTATGTTATCAGTTAACGATTCGTCGTCGGCGAAGGTTCCGCCAGCCGATTCATCGCCTGGCGGAATTACTTCCACGGCGCCCATCGGCAGGTCCGGACGCGATACAACCGACTCGTGGGCTAACTGTGCCGCTTCCTGAAACGCGATCATGAATTGCTTGACCCTGTCGTCGTCACCTTCCAATTGAACCTTGACCGGCGCCCGACCATAACCACGATCGAGGAGCGCATTCGCGGCAGCAACCCGTGCTGCATCCTTTGCGTCGGGATTGGCGGCAATCTCTGCCAGAGTCCGAACCGCCAAGAGTGTATATTGCCGGGCGAGCTTTGTGATGGTCGGATGCACGTATGCATGCCCAAGTGGGTTCCCGGATTCGCCTTTTTTCCACCCATAATTCGGGCGAAATCTGTTTTCCCCCGTCTCTTTCGCTTCTTCGCTCATTTTTTCCCCCGTCTCTTTCGCTTCTTCGCTCATTTTTTACCACCCATAATTCGCCAAAAAATCCAATTTCCACCCACGATTCGCCCAAAAATCCGTTTTTCCACCCAAAAATCCACCCAAAAATCCGTTTTTCGGCTGGAATCCGTTTTCCCCCGTCTCTTTCGCTTCTTCGCTCATTTTTACCTGTCGATTCAACATGTTAGGCCATTCAACCAACCACCGACCGCGCCTTCTTAGCCCAGATGGTAGCGCAGCCAGGGGTCATTTAGCCAGATACCAAAGTCATTATTCGGTAATCCCTTCTACATTTTTCACCATCTTTTGCACAAATACCTTATTTTGCCCCAATAGTTCATCTCTATTCACGTGAAAAAACATAATATTATTATTAGTTACATTAAATTATTAAATGTTATTATAATCAATGTAACTAATAATAATATTAACATATGTAGATGTAACAGGACTTGAACTATTGGGGCAAAATAAGGTATTTGTGATATTTCGCGATAACCGATATCTGAATTCACCCTGCACAGGAGCATCGCATGACCGAAAACGCAAAGAAAATCAACCTTCTATGTGCAGCCATGGGGAGAACGGCGAAGCGCCATCGCTTTCTGGTCCGCATGGCGCTTGCCGAGATGAAACGGAAGCTGGCGAAGGAATCCGCCCGGCACACGGCACGGTGTAAGCCAGTAAAAAAAGATCCAATGGACCAAGATTATGTGTGGAACAATGACCATACAAAGTTAATCCCTGTTCTCGGGGAGAATGAATCTTACGCATGGAATGAAGATCGCACAGCAATGATTGTGGTTGGTCCCCCAAATCCCTATGAAGACTATTATCACCGTAAGCGGATGGCTGTCATTGCTGATAAGTATACCGGTACCATCCGGGCAATTCGCGCGAAGACATGGAAGCGTATTGACAATTATTTAGTGGATCATGACTTGTCGCGTACCGACATTCCACTGCAGTGTTTGGCCTTTTTTCGTACGGAAAATGAGAATTTGGCAAATGTGAAGTTTCCCGCTTGACATACTTTTGATTGAATTTCGTAAATCGCATTCAATCAATTTGCGGAATTCCTTTCCGCAAATTGATCATACCCCGATATCCTTTCGCGCATGTAACCCGCTGAAATCGCGAGGAAACACGTCAAGATAAAAATAGGGGATTGATAAAAATTATCACGCCTGGCAAGGAATCTTGTTGCAGTGACAAGCAATCCTTGCTATTGTGTGGATCATGAAATGAACACGTGGAATCACTCATGCGCTATGCGACATCCCGTCAAGTTTTCGAGCGGCGTAGTCCTTTTGGTTCACAAAAGCGGATTTCGCGTTGTCTGACATAGCGTAGTAACAAGCGCAAGCGGGTGGAAATCCCGCACCAATTTAAGAAGGAGTCAAGACCATGCCCGAATTTATCCTTAACGGTCAGGACAATCCAGCCTATCGCGCACTTGACGATTTCGCGAAAGGCTACGTTCAAGCAATGTTTTTCGCCGACACTCCGGAAGGCGAGGATTGGTCATTCGGTGACCTATCGGAAAGCGCTTTTCGCAAGATTAAGGAGGATTGCGCGTCCTTTTGCGCGGATCAAAGGACTCTTGATTTGATCGACGGCGACGAAGAACGGGCAGGACGTGATTTTTGGTATACGCGCCAAAGGCATGGTTGCGGATTTTGGGATGGTGACTGGGATCTGGTCGATGTTGAAGGCTACCTTGACGCCAGAGCCGGGACTTTCGGCGAAGTCTATCCGTACAAAGGTGACGATGGTTTGATCTATTTCTAGCGTATCGGTTTTTAGGGTTGCTCGGTCAACAAGCCGATCAATCCTAAGTATCGACTCTTAACCCTGACCCTGCAACACCGTTTGGAGTCATTACCATGGCAACATATCGTGTATTCAAGCTCGAAATAATCACCGATGGTTCCGCCTTTGGCGATGATGATGATGCATCCTGCGCCGGGGAGATTGCTCGCATTCTTCGCTCGGCAGCGGATAATCTGGAATCGGGTGGAGCGGGCGCTTTGCAACACCTGTGGGATTGGAACGGCAATTGTGTTGGTTCCGCGTGCCTGATCAATCGGTGTGAACGCTGATAAAAGGGAGTTTTCTCGAATGTGCAAGCGTCATTCTTTCATGATCACCCGGTCGGGGAGAGTCTTCGACGGGTATGGGATCACCGACAGTCACACACTGATCCGTGAATTCGCCGGCCTATGC